TCATGGAGGCGGCCAAGGCCGGCGCGGTGGATCGTGGGGACACCGTACTGTTCCTCGATGGCTGGAACCCGGCTGTCACCTCGGTGCGCTACATGAGCGACGTGTGCGGGATGGGGCTGAAGATCGTGCTCGTGCTACATGCAGGCACCTGGGATCCGTGGGACCACCTGACACAGTGTGGCATGGGCCGGTGGGCTGGCCTGTGCGAGGTGGGGTGGATGCTGGCAGCCTACAGAATATTGGTGGCAACAAATTTTCACAAGGAGTTGATCCAGGAACAATACATAGCCGACGATGGAGATGAACTGGAAGACAAAATCAGGGTGACGGGGTTTCCGCTGATGCTCAGTGAATTGAACCCGCACCAAATACCGTGGCGGGACAAAAAGAAGCAGGTGGTGTTCCCGCACCGGCTGGCCAAGGAGAAACAGCCGCAGATGTTCGATGCGGTGCGCGAAATCTTCGAGTCAACGTACCCAGAGGTGAAGGACGTGACATGGATACGGACCCAGGACCAGTACACGGACAAGGCATCGCTCTACCGGATGCTGGCGGAGTCCAAGGTCGCGTTCTCGGCCGCGCTCCAGGAGACGTGGGGCATCGTGCAACTGGAGTCCTGGTACCTCGGATGCTGGCCAGTGGTGCCCGACAGGCTGTCGTACCAGGAAATATATCCGGCGGACCATAGATACCAATCGCTGGAGGAAGCTGCAAGAATGATCAAACAGTCGCTGGACTCGCCGAAGGCCCCAGCATTCGTCCCCGGCCACGAGCCAGAGGCAGCGGCGTGGAACGGCATCGAGCGAGAACTGAGGGCGCTATGAGATACTGGATTGTCAAAACGGCGACCACCGAGCGCGTACTGAGCGGCGTCTGCTACATGAGTGAATGGCTGTACGCGGCGCTCGCGGAAGCGGGGCACAGTGTCGAGATCAACGAGGACGTGACGGTCTACGGGTTCGATAAGATGGTCAAGGACTATCCTGACATCTGGGAGCACGAGGTGATCATCGACCTATCGAGCTATCCACAGGTTGAACTATGCGAACAGCTATACCGCGACTACCGGGGTAGAATGCGCCTATCGTTCTTTGGCTACGAGCCCCTGATCAAGGCCCGCGGTCTCCCGATGTTCGACCCGGCGGCCGCAGGTGTCAACGTACTGGACGGCGTGCGGGCGTACTCGAGGTACAGGCACATCTTCAGGCCGGGTGACTGTGGGGACTACGACTCGCACGTGGTGGGGCTTGGCGGCGGCCGCAGGTTCGACCCCGTGTTCCTGAGCGTGGGCTGCGACAGAAAATGCCCGTACTGCTATGTGGGGTACTCGAACTTCCCGCATGGTGCGCTGTCGGTCAAGGAAGCTGAGATGGCCATATGGGCATCGGCGTCCAAGGGCGCGGACATCCATTTCTACGACGAGGACTTTTTTACCTATCCGCACATGGCGGAGGTGCTGCCGATCTTGGAGGAGGCGCGGGTCAAGTGGATATGCCTGACAACAAGTAAGTCACTGGCCAAGGCGATCGAAGTGCACGGGGTGGATAAGATCAGGGCGGCGGGGAATATTCTGAATGAGATCGGGCTGGAGACCACAGACGCCGGGGTGCTGGCCAAGCAACAGTCACTGGACGAAATACTGAAGGTCCCCCTCAATTACTTCTGGCTGACGGTGACATTCTTCCCGAATGAGACGCTTGAGAGTAAGGCGGGCATGGGGCGGTTCCTTGCGGCCCACGGCTACGCCTACGACCAATTGGTACCGCGCATAAGATCCAACAGCTCACACGGTGGGCTCGGCCAATTCTTTGTCCCGTACCACGGCACGCCATGGTTCGACAGGATCGAGACCATGGGCCGTCGGTACACGGAGGCGCCGACACGGCTCTGGCCATCATTCATCGGCCAAAGGTTTCTGTACGAGGTTCCTCGCAGAACTTCGAGCACCGAGTACGATAGAAGATGGCTGGGCCTGTACGCTCCAGTCGAGCAGACGCTGAGCGTGTTGGATGAGTGTGATGGGCTGAGGACGGTGGCCGGGATCATGGGCGGCGACGTGCAGAAGGGCGTGATCATTGCGCAGCTCGCGCAACTGGGGGCAGTCAGATGAAAGTATTCGTGGCGGCCTTCGAGACGATGTACGGAGTATTCGACCACAACCCGGCCGTCATCTCCATCATCAACGATGCGCGGACCAACTACTTTTCCTCGTACCTCGCCCCGCGGCTCTGTAGCCGTGCGGTGAGGGCGGTGAGGGCGCCCAACCATATCTGTGACAGTGGCGCACACTCATTCTTCACGGCCACCGAGCAGGACATCGGCGAGTACTTCAAAAAGAGCCAGGGCACGAGGTCCATGAAGGACCCCGATCTCTATGTGCGCAAGTACATAGGATGGATACAGAGGCATTGGATGTACTACCGGCACTTCGTGGAGCTGGACATCCAGGAGCTCGTCGGCTACGAGAAGGTTCTGAAGTGGAGGCAGTGGTACAAGGACGCGGGAGTCTGGTCGAAGATCATCCCCTGCTTTCACAATTGCAATACGATGGACGAGTTCAAGGCGATGGTCGACGCCTGCGACAGCCGGTACGTCGGGGTGGAGGGCATCAGGACCAATCGCCCCGTGCTCCCCTACCTCGAACTGACGCGGTACTGCTACGACAACGACTGCCGCATCCACGCGTTCGCGCTCACGCGCGGCTCGTACTTGGAGAAGTATCCGTTCTACTCAGTGGATAGTTCGACCCTGACCTACTCCTACAGGATAGGACTGGTGCCCACGTGGGATCCAAAGACTGGGGTAAAACTGGTAAAGGTCGGTAAGCGAATGAAGAAGGATGAGTGCGTTCGCCGTCGTGTCAGTCCGAAGCTGGACGTGCGGGCCACGCGGTACGCGGTGGTCAAGGAGACGGCGATCTGGGAGCGCCGCATACGAGAAGGGTTAGAGTGTTACAGGAAGATGGAAGAATATTACACCCGTCTGTGGTGTGCGAGAGGAGTAGATTGGGATGGCATACAAAAAAGGTTGGATGCAGGTGCCAGTGTCAAAGCTGGTGAAGGCAGACTGGAACTACAAACTGGAGGACGCCGAGAGGTCGGCAAAGCTGGAGGCAAACATAAAACAAAACGGCCAGCTTGAGAACATCATCGTACGCGAGAAGGGATCGCATTTCGAGATTGTCAACGGCAATCATCGTCTCGAACCGTTCACTCACCTGGGGATGGTCGAGGTGATGTGCTACAACCTGGGCAAGGTGTCGGACTCCAGGGCGCGTCGCGTGGCGATAGAGACCAACGAGACACGGTTTGAAAGCGACAACCTGAAGCTGGCGGGGTTGATCCAGGAGATTGGGGTGTCCGAGGGTGCGGAGTTCACGCTCCCCGACCTCGCGCTCAGCATGCCGTATTCAGAGCAGCAGATGCGGGACATGGTTGACCTGCTGAACTTCGATTGGGAGAAGTATTCGCCGGAGAACATGCCGGAAGGTGAGAAGGGGAAGCCGAAGGAGAAGGGGACTGCGACGTGCCCTGAGTGCGGGCACAAGTTCAAGGTGAAGTCATGAGCACGTGCGGCGCATCGGGAACAATGGCCGGAGATCAACTGGGATTCACTCGGCTGCATACGTTGGCTCACGCGCGGGACGCGATGCAGCGGGAGCTGGCGGACGAGGGGCAGGCGACGTGCCCTTGCTGTGAACGGGTGGTCAGAGTCTACCACAGGAGGTTGCACGCGGAGATGGCTCTGTGGTTGATCAAGCTCGTGCGCAAGTACCGGGAGGAGCCCGGCTGGTATCAGACCGTGGACCTGCTTGCGGCCAGTGGCTCGCACTTGCGGGCCGGTGGAACCAACGGCACGCTGCTCGTTCACTGGGGGCTGATTGAACGTGCGACGGCCTGCAACGAGGCTGGTGCGCCAGTCGGCTCATACAGACCCACTACCCAGGGACTTGCGTTCGTGGAGAACCGCGTCGCGGTCCCCGCCTGTGTCTACCTGCTGGACAACAAGAGGACCGGGGCGAGTGATGAATGTCTTAGCATACGGGCAGCGCTCGGTGATAGGTTCTCGTACGAAGAATTGATGTCGGGGTACGAAAAAATAGACCGACCGCAGGCCGATGCACCTGGCTATTGACAGAATGCCACAGAACGCGGTATGAATAGGTCCACTCTCTTTTCTTGGGTCCACGTTGAAACAATCCTTGGCCGGCACTAGGCTCACATGAGTCTGGGCCGCCGGCCGTCAAAAGCATTGACCTCGGCCGCGGTGCATGGTACTGAACCTGTGCCGCTCTCTCCTCGCTGAGGTCCCCCCCACCACACGAGGTCGGGGCGGTTTTTTAAAATACATTTTGAATCCGAACCGACAAGGGCTATAATAGGCTATGCCTCTGATCGTCCCGGTACCACGAAAGTTCTTCAGCGGCGGTCGGCACATCACCGATGATACCCCACGCAGCCTCTGGTCAATACTGAACGAGTTGATTGACGCGGCGAACAGCGCCGCGATCGGCGGTGGTCTGTTCAAAACGTTCACGCACTCGGACATCATCGGGGGGAAGGTTAACCTGGGACCAGCGGTTGATGGTACGATCATTTCGGAGGTAAGCCTGGCGGTGACCGTGGCGTTCAACGCGGGGCTGCTTATGACGATAGGTGATGACCTGGCACAGGCCCGCTTGATGACCGCGGCACAAAACAAACCGAGTGCTACCAATATCTATAAGCGTGATGTTGACTACCGGTATTCACCTGGCGCAGAATTGAATTTGTACGTGACTGGTGCGGCGACTCAAGGCGAGGGCGCCGCGATAATTTATATGTCAAAATCCTGACCGTTGATCAGGAGCAGAGGAGAGCAAAATGGCTGATGTATTCAAAATCATTCGCGGTGTGATGGGCAATCTGTTTCAGGTTGGCGGACCGGACGGTTTTAATTTCAAGAACAACAGTGTGGTGATGGAGGTGAAAAACGCCGACGATTCGGCGTTCGCCCTGGCGAGAGCGGCCCTCATTCCGTCGACCGGCGACACGGTCAACGACATCGTGGCGCTGCTCGACCTCCGGGGGCGCGTGGCCCAGATCGAGTTCTCGTTCGACGGCGGGGCGGCACCGGCACCTGGCGCGAACACGGGTAAGTTTGGTTTCTGCCACACGGCGGGTGGTGGGTACTCGGCGGGCGAGATCGTGTACGACGATGGAGCGGCTCTGATCAAGATCCCCACCGTCGTCTGCAAGCACCTGACGACCACGTCGGCGTTCAGCGGCACCATATCGATGATCGCCAACGGGTTCTATTCAAACGATGCCGGGACCTGGACACTCAAGGGCGACGGCACGGCGACCAGCGCGGGTCGCGTTCTGACCATCGCCAAATCGTTCACGACCTCCAACGTCAGCTCAACCACGGCGATCCCGGCTGGTGCCACGGTGCTCCGTACCAGGTTGGTAATCGGGACAGCGGACGCGGCGGCGACGGTCAAAGTCGAGGTGGACGGCAGCGTGAGCGACGAGGAGCTGATGGCGACCACCGACAGCAAGCCGAGCAAGGTGGGCGAGTACCACCGCGAGGACACGCACGAGATCGTGGCGGACACTGCGGGGGTGGTCAAGATCACCATCGCTGGTGCCACGACGCTCGTCGGCAAGGCGTTCGTCGAGTACACAACCGCTCTGGCGTAAGACAGAATGGCACAGGTCTGGAAGAAGATCATCGGCACGCAGGAGCGTTCCTACCAGGTTGGGCTCGACCCTGGACTCGACGTTCTCGCCAGGCGCAGCGCACACGTCACGGAACAGGTGGAGGCGGATCACGATTACCTGTACGCCTTGAATCCCGAAGCCGACCTCCACTTTGTTACGTCAAAAGGAACACAGAACCTGACCAAGCCAGAGGGGTACGCTCTGCCCACCGAATACATCTCTGGGCTCATCCTGTCCTACGTGTCGGCGAACGTAATCCGGATTGCTCCCGGCATCTGTCGGTCTGATGACGACCAGTCGAATATGTTCAACCTGGCGAACCTGGACCTGACGGTGACGAACGCGGGAGCCGGTGGACTGGACCAGGGAACGGTTGGCACCGGTTGGTATTACGTTTGGCTTTTGTATAATCCTGTCACCAAACAGACCAGCGGAGTGTTCAGCACCAGCGCGACCAACCCGGTGATGCCGGGGTATCTGGTGTACGACTGGCGAACTCAGCACTTGAAGAAACGGTTGATCGGTGCGTGCAGGTACGTGACCAATACGTTCTTGAATTTCAGGATGGTGGGCTTCGGCAGGCTGCGGCGGGTGGAGTACAACGAGGACTCGGATACCTATCTGCGAGTGCTGAACGCCGTGAACCAAACCTCGTGGACGGACATCGACTGCACGGCGATAGCGCCGGACGTGATTACGACCTCGCTTACTATCCAGGCGCTCGCGACGACCAACACAGGATTCCTGCGGGTGAACGGGCATACGGTGGCCGACTCCGGGCACGTGACCTGGACCTCGGGCACGAGGATTGTGGTCGAGTTGCCAGCAACGGACCGGATCATCGAGCACAAGAGCACGGGCGCGGGAACGATCACGGCCTGGGTCATGGGCTACAGGATGGACCTGGGGTCCATCGTCACTCAGTTGCCAGTGCGCCTGCCGGTGGGTCATATCTCGATGCTCAACATGAGTTGGGTATCGGACAGCACGGTGCAGATCGGTGTCGGTCGGTGTCGGTCGGATGATGACCTCGAGAACCTCGTGCTGACCGCGACCCAGAACGCGGTGCTCAGTTCGAGCGGGGCAGGGGGCCTGGACACGGGGGCCGAGGCCAACAGCACTTGGTACTACCTGTGGCTGATTTACAACCCTACGACATTGACCTATGCTGCGATGTTCAGTCTGTCCTCAACCAGTCCGACAATGCCCAGCGGCTACACGCTGAAACGACGGGTGGGCCAGGCGTACAATAATTCATCTGGCAACCTCACCAAGTTCCTTGCGGTCAACGGAGTGGCCAGTGAGCGGCACGTGGTGTACGACGCCGAGCGGACAACGACGCTCCGAGTGCTGAGCGCAGGGACACAGACTGCGTGGACGGACATCAGTTGTTCCACATTGGTTCCGCCAAACGCTACAACAGCAATTTTTCTTCTGAGTTCGTCGACAGCCTCAGCAGGATTGGTACGGCCCAACGGGAGTGTGAACTCCACTGGACTTTTCATACGGACGAGCACGGATTACAACACCATAGAACTCCCGATGCTCGGAGACCAGACAATCGAGTATCAGGCGACAAGCTCCATGAATCTCACCGTCGACTGCATTGGCTACCGATATCAGTGCGACGTCCCGGTGAGCACCAACGCACCAGAGTCGCCGGCCGAGTGGATACAGGGCTTGCAACTATCCTGGGACTCTGTGTCTCAGGTGGTGATCGGCGCTGGCCGTGCGAGGTCGGATTGCAATTGCATGGACATGGTTCTCGCATCGACGCGCGACGTGGCGCTGAGCACGAGCGGGGCCGGGGGCCTGGACACGGGGTCCGAGGCTGCGGATAAAGTCTATTATATCTGGTTGATTTACAACCCGACGACCGTCACCTATTCGGGACTCGCCAGTTTAAGCGGAGTGGCACCGCTGATGCCCAGTGGGTACACGGTAAAGAGGTTGGTGGGCGCGGTCTACAATAACGCGTCGAGTAATATCCTCAAGTTCTTCATGGTCGGCGTGACCAAGAACAGGTTCGTGTTCTACGATGAGAGCCGGAGCGGCGAACTGCGCGTGCTGTCCGGTGGTACATCTGGTAGCTGGGCGGATGTCGATTCCAGCGACCTGGTGCCGCTTGGTGCGACCGAGGCGTACCTAATGTGCCAGGTGACGAGCGGCACAAGCGGCAGCGTGCGGCCTGATGATCTGGCGGACCATGACGGGTATGTTGTGCCAGTGGACAAATCTCGGGCCGTGTTCATGTGTGGGCAGCGTTTTTTTGAGTACCAGGTCACGGGCCTCGGCGCTTCGCTGACCGTGGACCTGATGGGCTACAGGATGGTGCTGTGATGGCGACCATCCCCTACCAGTTGATGATAGAGATCGCGAGTGGAAAAGTTTTGGCCGCTGGGTACACGAATCTGACGGCGAATTCCAACTGGGATAGGGAGACAATGGAAATACTTGAAACCAAGTACTCGGCGAAGATCCCGGCTTTACTCCCAGTTGACATGGTGCTCTACAACGCGAAACAAAAGACATGGGAGGTGACGGACGCGGACACCGGGGAGAAGGAGAGTGGGACGATAGACGGGACGGTGACCGTGAAACCGTGAGATAAAAGTTTAGCTTGCCATGTGCTCCTCAACTTGTTACCATATAGATAAAGGAACTCATTTAAGCATGAGTCCTTGGAGGAGCAGATGTTCAGGTGTCCACAGTGCGGACAAGTGCTGTATGTTCGAGACACGACTACGATGTCGGATGCCGCGGTCTGTATGCACGTTGCCTGTGGATGTGGGTTCAGGGTAGAAGGTGATGGAATCACAGACCTCGAAGCTGTCAGATCCATTGGGCGAGCCATCCGGTCAGTCGATTCATATACCTACCGCAAGGCTGCGGGCAATAAAGCCTAACGGCAACCTACATCCGGACTGGCGTCCTCCTGTCGAACACCTGCTTACGATACCTGGGCTCGTGGACCCGGACGGTCTGACACAATCACAAAAGACGTACGACATGAAGCAGCGTGTGGCAGCGTTGCGCGCCGCCAATATCCGTAAGGCGCGTGAACACTTTCCGACGTTCATGCAGTATTGCTTTCTGGATTACGGCGCGGGCAAGCCGTTTGAACAGCAATGGTATCATGATGACTGGTCCGGGGCGATGGATGCGCATGACCACCTGTTGATCGTGGCGCCGCGTAACCACGGCAAGACCTCGCAGATAGTCGGGCGCACCATCTGGCAACTGGGGAGGGATGTGAACCTAAGGATCAAGATCGCGTCCGCCACCGATGGTCGAGCCAAGGAGCGATTGTTTGAGGTGGTGCAGAATATAATTTATAACCCACGGGTGCGTGAGGTATTCCCGCGGCTCATACCGGACGACACGGCATTGTGGAATGTGCACAAGGTGCACGTCGAGCGAACGGCATTGCACAGGGACGCGTCGGTCGAGGCGCTGGGCATCACGTCAACGGCCACCGGCGGTCGCTGTGATGTACTGATAGCGGACGACGTGGTGGACAGGCGCAACTCTCTGTCGTTCCCCGCACTGCGACAGGCGATCAAGCAGGCGTGGCTCAGTGACTGGACCAACCTGCTTGAGCCTCGGTCGAAGATATGGTGTATCTGCACGCTGTGGCACAAGGACGATCTGAACCATATGCTGATGAGCAACCCGGCGTATAAGACCCTGTTCTACGCGATACCCGAGAACTTCGGTTCCATGTGGCCGGGCAAGTGGACTGAGTCGCAATTGAGAAAGAGACACGCGGAGATCGGGAGCGTTGAGTTCAATCGCGGGTTTAGGAACAAGGCGGTGGACGTAGAGTCACAGATGGTTCCAACCCAGTGGATCGCGTACGACGACCTGTCGAAGAACGAGGAGTTCCAGGGCCGTGTCCGAGATATGCAGTTCATCTGCTCGTACGACACGGCGAACGCTCCGACCGGGTCCAAGGAGCAGGACTACTCGGCGTCCGTGGTCATCGCCGTGGACCAGCCGGCGGGCATGGTCTACGTGATTGACGCGTGGCACGCGCGGTGCAGCCTCAAGCGGATGGAGGGGCTGGTGTGGTCGGAGGCCGTGAAGTACAAACCGTTCCGCATCGTGATCGAGAAGGCGGGGCAGGCATCGCTCCACGAGTGGGTGATCAACGAGCATCCAGAGTTGGGGAACATCGTGGAGACGGCGACGCCGAAGATCAGCAAGGCGCTGCGACTGATGGCCGTCACACCGCTCATGGAGCGGAAGCAGGTTGTGTTCTCTCAGCACCTGGACCCAAACGCGCAGGCATGGCATCCGGGGCGAGGTTCGTTGCCTCACGAGCTGGAGGACTTCCCGTTTGCCGCGCATGACGATATGGTCGATGCTTTTTCACAGGCATTGTGGTGGGCGCGGCGATACTTTCTTGACGCGTGGGCCGTTGAGGGGCAGAATGGTGAGGTGAATGTGAGCATTGGATCAACTGACGGAGAACAGTCGCCTTACCTGTACTGAGGAGGTCGATGGTGGAACATTACGCCCTGCTTCGACCGCTGATGGTGACCACGGCCAAAGACGGGCCATGGGCACAGCTCATCCCGGCTGGACGCAGGCTGATGCTGGCTGGGGGCACAGAACTGAAGAAGGTGTCAGCCGATGACTCCTGCGCCATGTTCGAGATCAACGACGTCCGATATCCAGCCATCATCTGCATGATGACGTTGAACGAGGAGCGGACGCTGTTGACGCCCGTGAAGCCGAACACTGGGCGCCATGCGATGTCCATGCTCAAAGACTGTCGGCACGCGGTACGTGACATATCGTGCCAGACGTGCTGGACCAAGTGGTGGAGGGCACGAGCGCTGGATCTCGGTCTGCAGCCGCCACCTGTGGTTATGATGTAGAAAGGGGTAGAAGAAGATGGGAGCGTACGAGAGGAAGGTAACGGACCAGGTTCCAAACAGACTGCGGTTGAAATCAACCGTGGACCTGTCGGTGGCCAAGAACCACAACCGATGCAGGGGCACGGGGATTATTGGCTACCGGACCATGGAGAACCCAGAGCGCAAGGGCGAAACGATCAAAGTGCCCATCATCTGTCGGTGCGTGATGCAACGGGGCGGCGTGAAAGAGGATGCTTTCGATAAGATAATGAAGCAAGTGACGCAGGAGTTGGCGGATGGATCATTCTCCAGGAACCTGGCGGCTGATGTACGCGCCTTGTCGCCTGATGACATGGTGCGCAAAATAGCGGAGTTGAAAGAGCGGGCTAATGATCCACAGACGCCCGAAGCTGTTTCCAAACCAATCAAAGAGGCACTGGCTCTGATAGAGCAGGAGGCATAGATATGTTCGCACAAACCAAATTACTCGAGTTTCCACAGTCACCGGCCGGCACGGTGATCGTTGGCCTGAGCCCCGTGTTCGTCGGCAACTGGTGGGAAAAGGGGTACGACTACACGAGGGATGGTGGAGCGGGGTTCACCGCGGCGCTCGAGGGCTCGGTGGGCAACGGTCAATGGACCTCGTTGCTCAACCTCAATGTGAGCGCACAGGGGGCGCTGGCGGTGCATTATAACTGGTTCCGGATCAATGTGAGCGTCGGAGGCGCACTGGGCGCGACAACGAGGCTGATTATCGCGGGCAAGGAATAGAGCCCATGGACAATCCAGTTGATGATCGGAGGACGCGGCTCGACGATAGCGTACCACTCCAGGTACCGGAGAAGCCACAGGCGGACAACACGCTGACGGTCCGCAAGCTTATGGCCAAGGCCAGGGCGATGACCGGCGACGTGGAGGAGAGTGCCGCGCTCCGCTCACTCGGTCAGGAGGAGTCGGCATGGCGCTCGATGAGCGCGGTACTCGCGCCGTACGACCCTGAGTCTCTGTTACGATACGTTCAGATCACACCACATCTAAAGCCGTGCATCGACAGTCTGGCGCAGAACGTGGACGGCTACGGGTACAAGAGCGAGCCGCGTGAGCCGTGGATGGACAGCCCGAACGAAGAAGAGGTGTTGGCGTCGATCACCGAGGCACTGGAAGTGGAGCGCTGGGTGGCGGAGGAGGAGAGGGCGCTGGCGGTTGAGGAGGAGACGACGGAGATCGAGCAGAAGCTGGTTGAACTCCGAGCCAAAGGCGCGACTGCCCGCACCATCCGACGGTATCAGCGGCGCCTGGATGTGCTGCGAAAGGCTGAGCCCGAACCGACACCAGAGCCGAATGACGAACAGCCGATAGCCGAGCCCATGGTTGATGAGCAAGAGGTGTTGGAGGAGCAGGCTCGTCAGGTGCTCGACCGCATCCACCTACAGTTGAGGCGTGAAAAATTTTTGTTTAACGCGTTCTTCGAGCACTGCGTCTCTGACCGCTCGTTCGTTGAACTGCGGAAGGCGTTCCGTATCGATCTCGAGTCACACGGCTGGGGGACGATCGAATGGCTGAGGGATAGGTTTGGCAGACTGAAGCGCCTGGCCTACGTTCCAGCGTACACCGTGCGACCGGTTGCGGACATCGGGGAGTTCGTGCTCGTGGAGGAGGATGATGCCGTGACCCCGCTATCAGAGGGCAGGACGGTCATGGTGTCGAGACGCTTCCAGATATACGTTCAGCAGGTGAGTGGGGAGCGAGTATACTTTAAGTCCGTAGGTGACCCGAGAACGGTGAGCCGTAGCACGGGCCAGGTATACGCGTCGATCAAGGACATGCAGGCACCGACCGACGCCACGCCTCCCGGGGAAGGACCGAACGCGATTCCGGCCAATGAACTGATGTGGGTATCAAAGCACGATCCGACAACGCCCTGCGCTCCGCCCGACTGGATCGGAAACCTGCTCGTGGTGCTTGGGGTAAGGGAGGCGGACGAGACCAATTTCTTTTATTTGTCCAACAACGCGATTCCGAGTGGCCTATTATTTGTTCACGGTGGAACGGTTCCCAGGCAGACAAAGGAGAGGCTCGAACACCGCATGGCACATGAGGTGCGGGGTGCTCGCAACTCGGGGAAAATACTGGTGGTCGAGGCGAGGCCAGGCGGGCGCACGGTGCCCGGCGAGAAGTCGATGCAGCCGGCGTTGACCTTCCAGTCTCTGCGAGAGGCGCAGACCAATGATGCACTGTTCACCATGTACGACCAGCGGAGTGCGGATCGCATAGGCGCGTCCTTCAGGCTGTCGCCGATGCTCAGGGGCTATACGCCCACATCACTCAACCGCGCCACGGCCTACGCGTCACTGGCGTTCGCTGAGCAGCAGGTGTTCGCACCGCCGCGCCAGGCGTTTGATTGGATGGTCAATAAATTCATTCTCCCGGAGATTGGAGTACGACTGTTGAAGTTTGTATCCAATTCGCCGCCCACCACGTCGACCGAGGAGTTGTCGGCGTTCATCAGCGCGACGGCGCCCCATGGAACGTACATGCCATCGGAGTTGAGGGAAATCGCAAGCGGGGCTCTGAATAAGGAGCTGGTGAGGCTGGAGGAGGATTGGGTCAAGCGGCCGCTGCCACTGACGCTGAGCGGCATGACAGGCAACGGAGCCCCGTCCGCCGAAGAAGGCAGTACGATGGCTGAGATCGCGGCCAGGCTGCGACAGATAGAGATGAGCGTGGCGCAGATAGTGACGGAGGAGTTGAGGTCGATTGGTCTGGACTACGAGGTCCAGGCGAGACACGTGGATGAGAACGTGGTGGCGACGGACGGTGCGGAGACCGATGGCACAGAAACTGAATGAGGGTGATGAGGTGATTGTCATCCATACGCGTGAGTGGAGTTATTGGCATCGGTGTGTGGTGACCGCTGTCAACCTGCTGGGAGAGGTTGAAATTGTTCCAGTGGACAATAGTCAGAACAGAAAGCCCATGATCTACGGTCAGCGGGATGCCGAACGGTTTTTGCGAAAGGTGGCGAAGGATGGCTGAACTGCTCGCCGCGATCCCGACCTTCACACTGCGCCTGCCGTGGTCGACGGACGTCGGCGGACCCATGGTCACACAGGTGACGTTTGACTTCATGCGCCCTGACTGGCGTGAGTACGGGGACATGGAGATCGGCGAGTACGAGAACACGGGTCCAGCGGCCACGCCACCGCTGCCCTGCGCATTCTGTCTGATTGTCAATCAACTGTCGTTCACGAACGAGGCTCCGACGTTCAAGGAGCGGGTGACCGAGATCCTGGTCAGGGCCATAGCCAGGTGGAAGGTCAACCAATATGTGCTGGCCTCGGCGCCCCCTGCGTACCCAGTAGGACCGCCCAGGCCGCTCGGCATTGGGTGGCCGCTGTCCGGGCAGGCAGTTGGTAGGCTTGTGTCCGGGGTCGGGTCTCTGCCAGCCCTGCGTGGTCTGACAGTGGCACTTCGGCTGTGCGCGGCAGCCGAGTTCGCGGCACAGGACGAGGTGCTGAATATCTACCGCGGCAGCGCACCGCCACCATCGTGATCGCAGGAGGTGAGGGATATGGCTGATTGGTTTGAAGGTCCGTGGAAGGTGATATCGGACACGTCACTCGAGACACATCCGAGGATCTCAAAGGGCGAAATACTCGTCCACAAGTCAGGACGCATCGTGCTCGCGTGTCCGAAGTGCGGATCTATGCAGTTCGCTCCGGGCACGGTCGAGGGGCCAGCGGAGAGCCCGACGCTCAAGACCCCGGTCGTCTGCGGCGCAGGCTTCTGCATGAGATGCGGGGAGAAGGAGGAGAGTGGATTTGTCTCGACCTGCTTTACAGTGCTGCGCGGTAGGACGATGAAGGCCACTCGATACGCTCCGAAGCCGCCGACCAAAAATCTCCCGCAATACCGGGGACTGAAACCGCCGCCCAAGATCGAGTAATGCTGCTCGCCCCGTACTCCAGCGAGGAGCGTGGATATGTGACGCTCTTTCCGTTCGTTGACATCGGACAGGATCTGGCTCTCGCTTTGTATCGCATAGGTGTACGGAGTGATCATACCATCATGAAGGCTGGAGGATGGGGGATGATAATGGAGCACGGAGAGCGCCGTCACCTGATGTCTGAGACTGAGGAACAGGCCAGGGTGGAAGCGGCTCGCGCAGCGTTCGCCGGACCTGTGCTGCTCGTCCGCGCAGTGACGCGCGGACGGGTCATGCTGTACGAGAAGGTGGAGCGCATCGAACTCCTATCACCGGCCGCCGCCGCAGGGCGCCCACTGAGGCTGGTAGCATCGAACGGCGTGCTCGTCGAGAAAGCGCTGAATCTCCGTAACGCCGCTGACTTCAAGGCGCTGACCGGACAACTCGCCGGACAACTGCGGCACGTGGACCGAGAGGTGCTGAGACCGAAGCTCGAAGAAATGCTCGGGCGCATGGATGTGGACTGGACCAATGCGAAACCAGCGGACATCGACCGCGCGATCAACGACGCCTCCAAATTTTTGCAGCAGGCGGCGACCGAGCAGGCGCTGCCCCAGTGGAACCAAAAGATCAAAGCAACGCTGACCGGGGTTGCTGACGGCGTCAGGCGGCAAATGTCTCAGACCTATCTGCCAAACATCGGCCTGTCCTTTACCCGCGAGGAGACAAAGACCATCGAGCAGATTGGGGAGCAGCAAGGTTGGTTCTTGCGCAATTCGAAGAAGGAGATATCAAGCCAGCTCACCTGGCGTGGGCGCGAGATCGTGCAAGAGGGAATACGTGATGGACTGGGCAGGGTGGAGATCGGGCGAATGCTGCAAGAGCGTCTGCCCGGCATGTGGGAGGGGATGGGCGCACGGTACGCGCAGGTGGTCGCGGCCAACGGCATCAGTCGTGCTCGGTCGTACTCCGAGGTCGCGTCGTACAAGACGGTGGGCGTCACCAAGCTCGAGGTGGTTGCGATACTGGATGAGCGCACCTCGGACATCTGCCGGTACATGGATGGGCAGATCATCAGCGTGGAGCTGGTGGCTGAGAACATGGAGCAGGCGGCGTCCGTAAAAAAACCTGAAGACATTTACCAGGTCAGCCCGTTCATGAGGGTTGAAAATCATGGTGCCGGACAGAGTTCATTGTTGACCACAACCGGCACGAAGATAGCAGACATCATGCGCTCCGGCGTGGGGAACGTTGATGACCGTGGCAGCACGCGGGGCATGGTCGCTGGAGACGGTCTGCCAAAGGCCAGGGTTGGTGCCCCTCCGTACCACCACTTCTGTCGATCGATGACCGTGCCGCGCACGGACCTCATTCAGGTGCCTTCTGGCTACGAGGGTAGGACCGTGGACACGCCGCCGTCTGAGATTAAGGAGCCCGATAAACTGCTGACCATGCCGCCGAATCGCCCGGTGGCCTTTTCATATTCGCCGACCAGGTCGAACCCCGTGGTCGGTGGGACGGTGCACCCGCTCGACTCGTATACGGTGCACGATGATTTTTTCGTTCCGTTTAAAGAGAGCCAAACATGGAACGCGTGGACGGTGAAGGCATATCATCCAGCGACCAACGGGGCGTCCATGTACTCGTCGACCTCTGACGATAATTTTTCGATGAACAAATTACTGTCGTTTGACGATGTGTTCTCAAATGTTTTGGGTCATACGAGGTCGGCGTTCATGAAGCTGACTGCGAGAACAATAATCGGCGAAGAAGTAACTTTGGCCAGCGTTATCTCGAACCCAGGGTTGCAGGGGAAGGATATTATTTTCAACTACACGTCAGCCAGAGGCAGCGCGGGAAAACAGTTTATAAGGATCTCTCAGGTTCCGCAGTCGGAGGCCAAGCGGTTCATCAAGGCATCGAGGGGCGGGAAGGCCGATGATGCTATGGCTGCCGCCTGGTTGAAGGATGGAGAGAAAAAAGGTTGGTTGAAGCGCGGCGACAAGCTGTCCGACGTTACAAAGTCTCAGTCGGCCAGGGTGGGGACCGTGTCGCGGACGCTACCACCGGTCAAGACCAAGCCCGCCAAGGCCCCGCCGAGGCCGCTGCCACCTCCACCGCCAAAGGTATTGCCCCCCATTGCCAGCCCAAAGGAAATACCGCTAACGCCATGGGCGGACGAGGGGCAAAGGGCGAAGGCCGTAACCGCAGACCTTTACAACGCGCGGCCGCAATCTAAGCAGATGGTGAAGGTTGCGTGGAACGGAAAGATCGGGGCTGTGCGCGGTGTGAAGGTCGGTGCAGAGGGTGAGGTGGCTAAGGCTGGTAAGTGGGTGGAAACCAAACTCGGGCGCCAGGATCATTTTGACTTTGCGAAGCTCAATCTCAAGACCGACGATCATCTGGTCCAAATATTTCAGCCTCTTCCCTTGGACAAGCGCGAGATGACAGAGGTCTATGCACGCATCATTGAGACCGAGTACAAGCGCGGGTTTAAGGGGGTGCGCGAGTACATCATCCAGGATGACAGGGGACGTGCCTTTTTCATTCGCTATGATGGAGCACGTGCGAGTCGCATTGGAAAAAGTACGATGATGGACCTCATACACAGCCTTCGGCTTGACGACGAAGACGCGTTGAAAATATTGCGCCAGGGTGTGGCCGAGAGCACGACGCAGTTGAAACAGTTCTACCCGAAGGCCCAAATAGACTGGAATCAGAGCAACCTGATACCGGGGGTCCCGATCAAGGAACAAACCGAGAACAGGGTGGCAGCGATCAGACAGGAGATCACGAAAGCGCTGTCCGCTGACTATCGCAAACACGGTACACAAACACACGAACGGCAGGGAAAAGTGATACTGGACGTCCTTCGCCGTGGTGCGTCCAAGATACGAGATCCGTCTAAGATCCTGAATTCGCGCCAGGCAAAAAAGAGTTGGAAGGAAACCGATAGCATAGTGGGGAAAAGTGTGATGGAAAAGATGACGCGCTTTGCTCCGGCGAGCGATGCGAAACAAGCGTACAAAATGGCGCTTGAGAATGCCAGTGACGGGCTGCTGGCCGCGGCGCAAACGAGACCCATGCCGACATTGATCTATATGGACGACGAAAACATAGGGTTCCTGGTGGCGGGTGACTCATTGTCGGGCGTCGGCGCAAGAGAAATTCCAGGGGTCATTGCAGTATCCGATCCCAAGGTAACCCTAAGAAACCTGCGGCCAGATTTCCAGCACGAGTTTCAGCATCACCTGGATGAACTGGGGATGAATGGCGCGGCGGCGAGAACCGTGCGGAACGCCGGGGTGCGCGATGGAAAACTTCTGGACGTTTACGGCGAGGGTCAAGAATGGTCGTTACCGGCGAATGTAGGAGGCGTGTATGATACCAAGGTGTATGGGAATGATGAATGGGCTCTTTTAGAAAACTATTCAAGCAAAAAAAAGTGGAAAGCCAAGGAGTTGCGAGAAACGCTGGACGACGTCATTGTTAAAGAATACCTGGAGCGTGAAGTTGCACCAAGCGAGATGATGACGCAGATGCAAACCAGACTGGGTTCACCACACCCGGCTGAGGAAATTGGACAGGCCTTTGCGTATAACCCGGACCATGTCGCGGTATTCATAGCCGTGATGCGAGGGAACTTCGTTCCTTATTAGGAGGCAATGGCGATGGCTGATGGTAAAATGGCGGTAGTCGACATCGTGCTCGATGAGCCCGTGGGGACCATTCTGTGGACAGGATCTCTGGACTCAGGTGGCTGGACGTTTGACGCTCGTGAGGGGATCGACGAGGTCACGACCAGGCGATACGAAAAAGCGATACCTAAGCTCCCGGAGTCGAACAAGTGGTTGGAGAAGATGGGATTCAGAGGACCAAACGGTCGTCAGTACCAGGGGTGGAGCGGGTTTACTGGCGTGCTCGGTGCGCTTGAAAAGACGCTGCCACTCATGGGCCTACAGATTGATCGTTCTGCCTGCGAATGGCCGCCGTATATCCGAACCAATCTCCCGCAGGATATTGACACGGAGCGAATGGAGGAGCAGAAGGAAGCTTGGGAACAGTACGAGGCGGCGGACTCGGCCGCGGAGCTCGATGCTTTTTTAAAACGTAATAGTGGGGATGGCATTTGACAGCATACCGAAAACTGAGGTAAGATTCTTTTATGGAATTCATTATCGAGGACAGCGATAAGTCCACCGGTACCCCGTTTCTCGATCTCATGCCCACCGAGCGCGAAGCTGTCCAACGGCGCCTGGTTCAGATACTCATTGAGTCATTCCAGACGGATGAAAATAGAATGGGGCGAGAGTTCAGGCTGAGGATAAGCACGCAGGCGGAAGAAAAAAAAAGGGCCAAAATATTGTTCAAGTGGCTTCGAATAATGAGGGGTGACCTCGGCTATTCGATGCAACAGTCACTGGACATTGTGCCCCATGCTCTGAGAACAGAACTCGATGGCGGCAGCTATAGCCCGCCTCCCAAAAACCGGCTTTGGACGCCGGGAGGAGTTGTACCATGAACAAAAGGACTGAGGAAATCCTACGGCGTCAGGCTGTCCTCGCAGAGAAATTGCTCAAGGGTGAGGCGGACGACAACGAAAAAACCGAACTGGCGCAGATCACCGCGGCGCTCACCGAGGCGCTCAAGCCTCCGGTCTTCACGATGAAGACAGCGCTCAAGATCATGAAGCTGTCTGATGTCCACGCATGGCTGAAGAAGGTCACGGACATGGATCCGCCGGACCGAGAGCTGCTGGCCATCGCCAAGCGCAATATTGAGCAGATCAAGGCCCAGGGCGTGACGGACGCCGAGGCCGCGGTGGCGGTGGAGATGCCGTTGCCGGAAACCGAGGAAGACCGCTTCGCAAAGTTGGAGGCGCGAATCGTCGAGCTCGAGTTGGGATGGGACAAGCGGACGCACACCGGGGTCAACACAAAGCCCAAGCGAAAGCCGAGCGCGGACCAGGAGCCGGAGCCGGATGCCGAAGAAGACGAGCCGGAGGAGACGACGGGCGAACCGGCCGAGAAACAACAGACGGCCGAGGAGAAATCCATGGTCCAGATCCTGTCGATGGAGATCATGGACAGCCTGATCGCAAAGCTCACATCGCTCAAAGAGAAGATAGCGGCGGGACCCGTGACATGCGCAGAAATCGAGGCCGCGTGGCCGGGCTACGGGGTGCAGAGCCTGATCTCGACCATGGGCACGATGTTCGCCAAGTACGATGCGGTGAAATCGATGTTCGACAGTCTGCGGCCCGAACTGGAGAAGCTGGTGGTGCCGGCCGAGAAAGTTCCGGCCGCAGACCCGGCGAAGGACAAGGACGACGACAAGGACGATGCGAAGGACGACGACGCGGACGACGATAAGGGCGGAGCGGACAAAGAGGAAACACAAAAAGGTTCCGACGCTGTGGCCAGGTTCAACTCGGGCCTGGACCTCGCTCCGCGCTCCGCGGGCGGTGCAGCGGACCTCAAGCTCGTCAGACAGGGAATCAAAAAAGGACGGCAGCCGGGTTCAGCCTACAGAGGCAATCAATAGGAGGTCGGCGTGCCGCCCAAGGAAATATCCGCGATCAATATCTTTCGCGCGCTGGAGTCGGCTGAGGGCTGGTTCGAAATTGACGTGTCGTCCGTGCTTCAGCGCATGATCGACGCGGCCAAGGACCTGCTGGGCGACGCCGCGGGCAATCGCGTTTATCTCGTGGACAATCCACAGCCCGGGCTCAAGGCTCGCCGCGTTGGCCGGATATACGTCGAACCGATCGATGACGAGGAGGAGTATCTGGTGGAGCCACTTGACCTGATCGGTCAACCGGACAGCCAGGCAGCGGATCTCATCGGCAAGCCGGACATCCATCGGCGCCCGGACAAGCCCGAGGGTGAGTGGACGACTCAGTCTCTGATCTTCGACAAGGAGTTCTTCACCAGCGAGCAGGCCCAACAGTGGATCACTGAGCACGACGAGTACAGTGATTTCGGAAGCGACGAGACTCCCAATACCTTCCACTTTCGACAATATGATCCTCGGTGGTTCGATATGTTTCGGATCATCACCATAGCCCCCGGCGTCTCGGCGGTCTACGCTCAAGTGGCGTCCGCTGAGAACCAGGGCGCGATCAAGATCCTGTCCGATGAACACGCCACGCACCAGGCGGTCAAGGCGACGAACCACGCCATCGCAACGCGCGGTATCCAGCTTCTGGTCGAGACCTGCGAGGTGAAGAAGGCGCAAGAAGAGGGGAAGGAAGAGCGCTATGTCCTGGGCATCGTGCTGGAGCCCACGATCGGCGATGACATCGAGACCAAGCCCGATACCCAGGACGACGTATACACCAGGGAGACGATACGCGAGGCGGCGCACAAGTGGATGGAGAACTACGGGCTCATCGACCTCATGCACTCGTGGGATGCGATAGACCGAAAAAATGTAAGGGTTCTTGAATCCTACTTGGCTCCGGCCACGTTCATATTGGGGACGGGCGAGGATGCGTATAAGGTTCTAAAAGGCACATGGCTCCTGGCGCTCCGCATTTTGAACGACGACCTGTGGGCCGCGGTCAAAGAAGGAAAGCTCGGAGCCTATTCAATTGGTGGTGCCGCCAACCGAGAGCCGGTGAGCACGGAGGCGTAGGATGTCGGACAGTACAGTGCTGAAAAAAAACGAGAGCGTGGAGGCCGAGAAGGGTCAAGTTCACGAGCTTACGGCAATGGACGTTCAGTTCGTGAGTCTGGTCAACCGCGGCGCCAATCGTCAAAATAAATTTTTGATGGTCAAGACCGGCAACCTTCTGAATAAGGTGGTGCCAGAGACTGAAGCGTCGTCCGACGATAAGATCAAGGCTCGTGACGAGCGTTCTGCGCGGTATGGGATTGAGGTGCTGGCCACGGGATCCGCGCTCACGTACCCGGCCGGCTTCCCGACCACGGAGACGATGTACGGAGACCCGGTAAACCTCAAGTACCCTTGGGGTAACGCGGACAACGGCCTGGACATCGGCAGACTGCGTAACGCGCTCGCTCGGTTCAAACAAAACTATTCAGCCTACGGCCAGGAGAAATCACGGTCCGTGGTCTACGAGCGGATAGTGCGCAGGGCGCTGGCCGAGGGTGTGGATGTGTCATACGATCCGAACAACCCGGTGGACACGCTGCTCCCGCAGGACTTGAAGGATAAATTGCAATCCAAAACATCAAAGGACGGCGCAGGTGCCGCCGATGCCCAACCAAAAACCAAGCCTGATGTCGACTCAATGGCGTGGCTGGAAGAGGCGTCTGAGCGGATCACGAGCCTGCTGCTGGACGCGGCGATAATCGAACAGGCGAGATTGGGCTTAAAGCCCGAACCGGCGGTCGACGCGAAGAAGGATGAGGAGGAGGTGGTACCTCCCGAGCCCGTCACTGAGCCGCCAGAGGTTCAGAAGACGGACGACAGTTCCATTGTCCAGTCACTGAGACAGGAGATCGAGGCGCAGAGAAGAGCCCTTGAGGAAACCAAAGAGGCCCTGCGAAAATCCGAGATCCAAATCACCAAGGTCAAGCGCGGCACGGTAGGCGGCTCATCGGGGCTGACGACTGGATTGAAGTCGTCGACCCAGCCAACGACCATCAAGCCCGCTCAACAGCGGTGGGTGTCAGGCGGCGACATGGCGGCAATGGCCAAGGGTAAAGGTCAGAGGTAGTGAACACGGAGGATGTCGAGTACAAAACCCTAACACTCAAGGAGAAAATAAAATGGCAACACCAAACAAATATTTGATGGAGAAGGCGGACATGGAAGTCGCCGACCTCATATCGGACGGCGGATATCTGCTCGACGAACAGGCCGCGGAATTCGTGCAGGACTTGATCAAGGAGTCCGTGGTCCTCAGTCTGATCGATGTGCGCGGCATGAAGAGCCACACGCAGCTCATCGACAAGGTGGGGATCTCGGGCCGCGTCCTGCGGCCGGGAACCAGCGGCGTAGCGCTGCCCGTGGGCGACCGCACGAAACCGACCACCGACCAGGTGGAGCTCACCACGCACCTCATGAAGGGCCAGATCAACCTGAACGACGAGCTGCTCGAGGACAACATCGAAAGCGGAACGTTCAAGACGACGGTCATGAACATGATGTCCGAAGCCGTGGCCTACGACATGGACTGGCTGGCGGTGAACGGCGACAAAACGTCGCTCGACCCCTTCACCTCGCTGCTCGACGGCATGCTGGTCTCGGCGGCCGTGCACACCGTCAACGCGGGCACGCTGCCGTTGACGAAACAGAATCTCAAGGACGCGGTCAAATCCATGCCCTCACAGTACAACCGAACGAAGGCCGCGCAGCGGTTCCTGACCTCGGAGGCCGCGGAAATCGACTACCGCGACTACATGTCGGATCGGGCCACGGTGCTCGGCGACAAGTTCATGGAGGACGAAGCCCCCATGCGCTACTCGGGTCGACCGATCCTCGGGATCCCGGCGTTTCCGGACAACCTGGGCATCGGTGCCAACTGCACCAACGTCCTCCTGCTCGACCCGAAACTCGCCCGATGGGGTGTGTGGCGCAAGGTGCGAGTCGAGACCGGCCGCGACATCCAACAAGGACAATGGATCATGGTCGTCACCGTCCGCGCGGGTTTCGCGTACAAAGAGGACAAAGCGGTGGTGAAGATCACCAACGTGAAGACCCAGTAGTCTCACAGCACAACGGCAAGGAGGCCAAAACATGACGACCATAAAAACAACGTTCGGCGAAGGCGGACGCAACCTGCAACCTCGCGGCGTGGGTGGCGAGCCGACACTCGCCGAAACCTTGCGGGACATCGCAGACGACCTGGCGGGAATCCAGAGCGCGACCATCGCGAGCGCGGACGCCGCGACACTGGTCATCGCGAGCGCGGACGCCGCAACCCTGCTCATAGCGAGCCCGGATGCTGCGCTCCTGGGTGAAGTATGCACACTGGCGAACGAGATCAAGGCCACGCTGAACGCGCAGACCGACATCTTCGACCTGGCGAACGAGATCAAGGCCGCGCTCAACGCGCAGACCGACGTCTTCGACCTGGTGAACGAGATCAAGGCCGCGCTGAATGCAGCGGCCGGAACGTCACTAAAAACGATCAAGGGCTAACACCCCTGGGTCAAACGAGAACAATGGTAACGAAAGCATAAGGAGAAAATATCATGTCACTCGGAACAGGAACCATAATCAGCAGACGCGACCTCCAGGATGGGGCTTGCGATCTGAACATCCAATTCGCGGGAGACGGCGCGTACCCGGCCGGCGGCACCGCGGATTTCACGGCCTACGTGAAGGACATCGTGGCGGTGGCAGCGGCCGCCGCCCTGGACGCCAATGTGCGAGGCGCGCAGGAGCTGGAGATCGTAGATGTCAAGGCAGGGGACTGCGGGCAGTACGTGCCGTCATTCGACCTGGCGAACGACAAACTGTTCGTCCGCGACGGCGGGCACGCGACATGGGCGGAGGTCGCCCCCGCTGTCGACCTGAGCGGGACCACCTTCAACGTCACGGTCATGTGCAAGTAACAGGGCCGATGGTGAGGCTCCCCGTCCGCTGTGGGCGGGGAGCTTGCCACCGTCGACTGGAGGTAAAGATGGCGAAAGAAATCAAGGCCGTCCGCTTGCGGCCGGCGAACCCAAGACTCGGGTTCAGAATGCTGAGCTATGTCAGCCATACCAGCGGCGTCCGCTACAAGGCGGGTGAAGCGGGGTTGCCAAGCCCGTGGCGCATCGTGGAAAATCCGAACGAGTTAGAAGAACTCAAGGTACACCCGCAGTTCGAGGTCAAGTGCTTCGAGGACATGGAGGGTTTGAAGACCCTGGTGCAGGCGGAGATGGAGGAGGGAGCGAGACAGGGACTGCCACCGGTCAAGGCGCAGATAGAAGACGCTAAGCCGATGGCGCCGGATCGCGATCTGTCCGTGCTTCAGTCGCCCGCTCAACCCACTGAGGATGAGGACGAGCCAGAACCGGAGCCGGAACCGGAACCGGAACCTCGTCCTACAAGCGATAGCAAGCGGAAGAAGAAGGTCAGGCGAGGAAAAAGATAATGCTCAAACGGGCAAAAGGTAGAGGCACATGGACACAGAACCTGTATCAAATCAAGCCAGGGCGAAGACGACAAAGGACCTCGCGTTCGCAGCCTACGCCCACATGGCGGGGCTGGCTGTTATTCGTGCGGTCGAAGTGCGGAGGGGCTCAGTGAACGAATACAGCTTTCTGCTCGACGACCCGGAAAACCGATGGGAGTCGTTGTTCACATCGTTCGCCAACAGCGAATCACAGCGCTTCGATAGTTCGGTTCGCGCCCTGAAGAAATTGTGCAAGAGAAACACGGTCTGACAACGCTGGTCATGGAGGTTGGAGGTGACGATAGTTAAACTGAGTTGGACGCTGACCAACCTCGCAACCTTACTGGCCGACGGATATGACAGACAAAAGATCGAGATCGGGACAACTACACCACCAGTCGTCTGGACCGAACTGACGCGTCCACATTTTCGTCCTCCGATCGTTGCGAACGTGGAGCGCTACCTCTACGAGTGCCCGGCGGACATCACCAAATCATTTCGCGCCGTGCCATATCGAACTTCGGACGGCGCAACGACCACTCCGATCACTATCACGCAGAAGTCGGGGCGCGGATACTGCTCGGTCGCGGACATTCGAGCAGAGGGCTTTGCCAATCCACCGTACTCAGACGCTCGGGTTCAGTCGGCAATCGACTACTCTACGCTGCTCATCGATCGAATATGCGGCCAGCGGTTTGACGCGTACAGCGGGTGGGTGAAATTGGACGTAAAAAAGCCATATAGAGAACACCACCTCGACGTGCCCATATGCTGTCTATGGCAGATACATGACAGCGAGGGGCTTGTGGACATTGCCAATGTCGTCGTCTACAACCGACACCTGACACAGGGGCTGGAGAATCCGGACGACCGAAGAAACCCGATGATCGCGTGGGGTGAGGAACGACAGATCGGGGTTCCTGAGAGCATCGCCAGCGGCTACTTCAATCAGGGGATGCAGACGCTCAAGGTTTGGGGTGTATTCGGGTTCACCGAGATCGGGGCCGACGACCAGGTGGGGGAGACGGCGGACGGCAGCCAAGTGCCGTTGTCCTACGGTTCGACGCCCGTGGACATCAAATACGCTTGCATGATGCTCGCGGTCGGCCGGCTGGCCACCTTGGCCTCTGGGGGGGATGAGAGTTCTATCAATTCGCGCGTGATTTCAGAATCCACAAGAGACCAATCGTATTCGCTTCAGGCACTGCCCACAGAGGAGGCTTCATACGGCATGACCGGCAATCAGCAGGTTGATTCCATACTGATGCGCTACCAGGCGCCGATGAGGATCGGAGCGGTATGAGAGGCAGACTGATACAGAGGTTCGTGGTCGTGCTCTACAGGCTGGACCCTGTGGCCACGGCCGCCGTGGTTGGCGGGGGCTACGACCCTGAGTTCGGCGAACCTCGAAGGGTGAACAACGTGACACAACTCGGAGCCGCTTCGAGACGCGAGTTGGCGGCACTCAGACTGCCGTGTCAGATGGATCGGACACCCGACTTCGACTCTGATACTATGACCCGAGGCGGTCATATGAAAATCGGTAAGATCGAGATCATTCTACATATGCCGGACCTGGAGAGTGCGGGGCTCCTGGATAGCGAGGGGCAGCCCAAGCTGTACTCGGGGGACCGCGTGGGGGGGATCGAGGACCGGAACGGGGCCGTAGTCTGGACGTTCGCCAATCCGCCGGGTATGTTCGTGGAGGAGACCGAGCCGCAGGGCTACGGGCTCGCCGCGTTCGGCGTACCGAAATTCAACCTGTTTGTTCTCAAGTGCCAATCAGAACAGCACGGGGGGCGAGAGATGGTGGCAGAATGATCAAACTGTCAATCAATCTGTCCCCGCAGGGCTTCATGACGATGGCACAGATGAATAAGTGGCAGGCTGAACTTCCGAAGCACATCAACAGGCAACTCGGCATTCAGGCTCATAGGCTGCGGACCATGATCGTGAAGGGCATAAGGAGCCAGGCCCCGGGTGGACTAAAATTCAAGCCACTTGCCGCGTCGACCAGGAAGATGAAAAAATCTTCGAAAGCTTTGATCAACCACGGCGATCTTTTGCGCTCGATCGGTGTCGATGATGTGGGAGGCAATTCGTTTTTTGTGGGTGTGAACAGGAACGCGAAGTCGCAGAGCCCGGGCGGCGGCAAGCCGGCGGAACTCTACAACCTGGCGGAGATCCACGAGACGGGTACCGAGCCATATGTCATCGTGGTAACCGACAAGATGCGTCGCTTCTGGTGGGCGATGTACTATAAAAAAATATTCAAGGCACCGCTCAGACCGAGCACATCGGTCATCCAGCATGGAGGCATACCAGCGCGACCGTTCATGGCCCCGAGCTTCGCAGCGTGGCACATGGATGCGGAGAGGCTGTTCATGGAAGGCGTGTCTGAGGCCATGGGAGTACCCGGGGTGTAGAGATGGCAGTGCCCACCATCAGTTCAATTTCTCCGAACTCTGGTCGTACCAGCGGCCGGAACATTGTGAAGATCGTGGGCACGAACTTCAGAGTGGCCCCGGCTCCCCCGCCAACCGGATACCTGGGCGGCGAGGCACAGCAGACGGTGAGCGTGAAGTTTGAAGGAGTGCGCTCGGAGTGGGCGGAGGCGGCGAGCAGTACGCTGGCCCTGGCACGGGTTCCAGCGTGGGCCGGAGCGTACACCAATATCCCGCTGACGCTGGACGTGCGGCTGGCCAACCTCGACAACGCGGGGGCCGAGATCGTGGGCGAGAACGTGACGAAGGTCGATGCCTATACAATCCTCCGCCCATCGTTGGTCGAGGAGAGCACGATACAGAAGGTGTGTCGTGAGGTGATAGCCGTGTTCCGCAGACATCTGCTGGAGAATACGCACATAACCATGAGCCGGGACTTCGACGACGATCCAGCGTCCTTACAGCGAGTGCTCGCGGAGGTTCCGGTCGTCTACCTCGTGGGTCCAGCAACGCCCCCAAACAGACTACGCCACCTGCATCAGATTGAGCCCGTGGAAACGGTGCCCACCGAGTTCATTCGGAATGAGGCGCCGGTCGCCGTAGACCTCAATTTCCAGATACGTGCCTTCGCACAGGGCATGGATCATATGCTGTCTTTGCAACAGGAACTCATCCTGTTGTTCCGTGACGCCCCGTATTTGAACGTGGCAGGACAAATACCACTCGAGTTCAGGATGCCGTTCTCGGGATACCCGACGACGATCACCATCCCCGGGCTCTCGGATCTGTATTCGATTTACGCCCAGATGACAATTTTTGGTGTTCAACTGGATAGTGCTTCTGGTACTATCATCGAAAGAGGATGGGAAATATTCTACAACGACGGTGAACCTATTTTGGACATACAGCCGATTGGAGAATGAAGATGGAGACAGTATCAATTCGCAATATGGGGAAAAAACCTTGGACCCTGATCTTAAACCACGACCAGGTGTGCGTGGCTGAAGGTCGGTGTTTCTGCAACGGTCGGCTGCCGCGTTCAATACATCTACCGGCGGGCGTCACCACGCGCGATGTTCCTCGGGCAGCGTTGAACTGTGCTGACGCGAAGGCCGCGGTCAATGATCTGGTGGTCTGTGCGACCGTGACCGCCGTCCAAGATCCGGTGTCGGCCGAGACCTCGATCGATGAAAAAAAAGTACCAGGTAAAGGACGTAAAAGGCAGGGGTCAATTGACTAAACACCGACAACCTGACAAGGTTGATTAGGAGGACAAAAATGTCAAGCACAGAACTGTTGGCGAGCAAAATTGTAGTCCTGGAGGAAGAGCCTTCGATCCCTGCGATCACCGCACTGCCCAGCGCAGTGTGCCTGTGTCTCGGTATCACCGAGCGCGGGCCGATAGCGGACCGAACGCTCATCACGTCCTTTCAGGAATATTGGAACTACTTCGGTGGTTTCACGGTGAACTCCGAAGTGGCGATAGCCGCCTGGGGATACTTCCAGGTCGGCGGATCGTTCATGTGGGTCAGCCGCACAACTCATTTCACGGATCTCACAAACCGCCTGGCGTACACGGCGACAGTCGGGAGCAAGACGCTTCAGAACTCGGGGACCGCCGCGGCACCCGCCTCCGTTCAGTGCACGGGTCTCCCGGGGTTCAACCTGGAGGACGGTGATGTGCTGAGCATCAGAGTGGGCGGCGCGGGGCCGTTCACCTCGGCGCCATTCAATGGCACACCGGCGACCCTGACGGACACTGCGGGATATCCGATTGCCGCTCTGGCCGGCGGCGAGTCCATGGGTGTGACCATCGCCGGAGTCGAGGGTGGAGAGGAGCAGACGATTACCGCGGTCGGCGGCGAGACCACGGCTCTGGACATCGCGGCGCTCATCAACTCGCAGCTCAGGGGCTCGAACGTCGATCTATCCGGTGGACAGGTGAGGATGAACACAGACATCCGAGGCCTGGACGCGCAGATTCAGGTGACGACCGGTGGGACGCTGAACGCGATCCTCGGATTCCCGACCAGCGCCTCTGTGGGAGGCGGGAACGTCGGGGATATCGACGACATCGAGTCGGCTGAAGTGGACGCGATTGTCGAGGCTGCCCTCCCGACATCCAGGGTGCTTGTGGGCAGCGCCGGAGCGCTCGAGTTCCAGAGTGTGGCGACGGGAGCATCGGCCAAGATCGAGATCGGCGTCGGTACCTCGGCCAGAGTCATGGCCGCGTTCGGAGTGCCCGACAACCTCGTGCACACGGGTACGGACAATGTGCCTGAGAACACACTGCTGATAGAGGGGAAGACTCCCGGTGCGTACACCGACGACCTCAAGGCGAACATCGCCGCCGCGTCGAGCGGAGTGGCGTCGGAGTTCAACCTGCAGGTGCTGGTGAACGGCACGGTGCGCGAGGTGTTCCCAAACCTGACGATGGGCGATGGAGTGACCCCGGACCTGACGATGGCCAACTACGTCGAGCGCATCATCAACCACGTGACCAGGGGCAGCAACCTGATCAAGGTCACGGACCAGCTCCTGTCCTATACAGCGGCCGCCAAGCGCCCGGTAAACGGACTGAGCGCCGCGCTCACGGGTGGTGGAGACGGACTGGCGGGAATCACGGACGCAGACTTCTTGGGCAACCTGGCGGGGCCGACAGGGCTCTACTGCTTCAACCAGGTGACAAGCGGCAGGATTCTGATCGTGCCCGGAAAATACTCGGCGGCCGTGCTCATCGGTATGATCTCGTACGCCGAGACCTACAGAAACGGCAGCATGTTCTGCGTCCTCGATTGTCCGCCCCAGTACACGGCGGCGCAGATGAACGCGTGGATGGACAGCTCGGGGCTCACGGAGCTCTCGGAGTTCGCGGCCATCTACTGGCCGAGAATCAAGGTCGCCAACCCGGCGCCCGAGATCTTCGGTGAGGACAACGCCATCGCCATCGCGAACAGCGGGTGGATCGCGGGTAAGTACGCGTCCAACGACCAGAAGCTCGGCGGAGTATACGAGGCCCCAGCGGGCATCGGTGGCGGGTACGGGATCATCCCCGGAGTGCTGGGCGTGGAGGACGATCCGAGTGGCGGGTCCGAGCACGAGGTGCTGGACGAGGCAAAGCGCGATCTCATCGCGCCCAAGCGCATCAACCCGATCGTCAGGTTCGACGGAACGCCCTGGCACATCGATGGCAGCGACACGCTGAAGTCGACTGGCAATTTCCCGAGCGTCGGCGAGCGGCGCGGCGTAATCTTCATCGAGCAGACGGTGAAGGCGGGGTTGCTGATCGTGAAGCATCGGTTCAACAACCCGACCACGCGTCGTATGGTCGGACGCATCGTTACCAAGTTCCTAATCGGCGAGATGAGGAAGGGTGCGTTCCGTTCAGAGAATCCGGCGGAGGCGTTTTTCGTCGATGTGAGTGACCAACTCAACCCGATGAGCGCGGTGTTCGCGGGCAAGCTGACGCTGAGGATGGGACTCGCGACGAACAAGCCCTCAAAATTCATCATCATCCTGGTGACGCAGGATACTCGCGCTCTGCAGGCAGAGCTTGAGCAAGGGAGGTAGGTATCATGGGAGAGCCCACACGATGGTATGACAAATTCATGTTCCTGGTGGAGATCGACGGCATCGTTCGAGCCGGGTTCACGACGTGCACTGAACTGGCGGTCGAAGCGGCGAACGTGGAGTACAAGGAGGGCGGCAGGCGACATCCGCACAATTCTCCGGGTACCGTCAAGTTCCCGGAACTGACGCTCACGCGCGGCGCGACCAATGATTTCGACCTCTACAACTGGTTCAAGGATACGTACGACGCGGCGAGCGGCGTGGGCCTGGACACGCCGGACATCTACCGGACGTTCGACATCATCCAAATGAATCTCAAGCGAGAGGTTGAGGAGCGGTACACGGTGTACGACGCCTATGCACGCAGGTTCGCGGCGGGTGACTGGGACAACAATGCGGATGAAAAGCGCATGGAGTCCGTGGTCATTCAGCCCGACTACTGGGAGCGGCATCCAAAATAGTTCGGCTCACGGCGAGCAGGTAAAGGTTCAACGGTAAAGGCAAAAGATAAGGAGGAGGTTTATGGCCCACAAGACAGCTATCATAAAACTGGTTTCGGGGATGGAAGTCGAAATGCGAGAACTGCTCCTGGCCGACGAGAGCGATCTCGCAAAATCACGGAGCGGTGATCGGTCGCTCGCCACCAGGACACTGTTCCAGGTGATGGAGAACTGTACCGTTAGCGTGGTGTCCCCGGGTCCCTACGCGTCGCTTGGCGGCAAGATCAACTGGGAGAAGGTGCTGACTGGCGACTTTCTGGACGCCATGCTTCAACTGCGAGTGCTCAGTTACAGCGAGGGGGACAAACTACAGGTTCCTGACATCCGCTGCCCCTCGTGCCGAGCGAAGTTCACGTGGGAGGTGGACATCGTCAAAGACCTGCGGAGGCAGGTGCTGTCCGCGCAGTCGTTCGAGGCTATCAAATCCAGTACCCCACTGTCCGTCGAGGTGAACGGTAGCAAGGTTCTGTTCAAACTGCCGACGGGTGAAACAGAGTCACTGTACCGAAAGCTGAGCAAGCAGTATCTGGGCCGCGATATGGCATCGGGCTTGAGATCGCGGATCGTGGACGTGGTGGATGCAGACGGCACCAAGGTGGAGCGACGTGATTTGATGGACTGGTTGGACGGAGGGGAAGTCGGAAAATCAAAGTATCCGGGGTTGACATCTGCGGACGCAGAATTGATTCGTGACGCCATGGACAAGCAGGATGCGGGCGTTGATCTGCAGGTGGCAGCGACCTGCCCGGAGCCTGATTGCGGACAGGCGGTGTATTTCGACCTCCCTTTCGACAAGATTTTTCTTCCTGGCGCCAGTATTCAGCGGAGGAAGATGGAGCGTCGGCAGCCCCCGAAAGAGGAATCCTTGGAGGATTGACGGAGGAAGAGGTCATGAACATCAGGTTGCAGCTTGCATGGCAGCCCATACTGGGGGGCGGGTGCAGGGGCCTGGGTTTTTTTGACACGCTGAAACTGTCGATGACCGAGGTTCATCACATTCTGCGATGGACGGACAAGCGATATACTTCAGAGGCGTCGTCATTTTCTAGACGCGGGAGAAGGTAGATGGCGCTAAACAAATGGGGCATGGGCTTCGTTATCAGCGCCAAGGACATGGCGTCCAAGGTGATTGGCGGCGTCGGGAATTCGATTGCCTCAATGACCAAGCAGGCTGAGAAGTCGGTACAACGTCAGCAGATGGCGACACGGGATATGGTGTGGGGTGGTGCCATGTCTCTGGCCGCGGTCAAGGGGGTGAACACCATCAAACAGTTGATGGACGAGGCTGGGGCATACGGTACGAAGATCGCTGAGATCTCCACGCTGGTCGACAGCTCGCTGTTCCCGACGGAAAAGATAGAAAAACTGACCATGGATATGGCCAGGTTCGGGCAGGATGCGCAGGTCCAAGCGGCGGCGCTGTACGACGCGATATCGGCAGGCTACGGCACGGTGGCGTCGGCCACGGACATGATGACCAGTGCCAATCGTCTGGCAGTAGCCGGTGTTACGGACGTGAAGACAGCGGTCAACGGGCTGACCGGTGCGATGAACAACTATGCGTCCACGGGGGAAACGACTACCTCAATATCCGACGCGATGTTCACAGCGGTGAAGGCGGGGAAAACGACCATCGCCGAGCTGTCGGACTCAATGGGCAAGGCCGCGCCAATCGCCGCCCAGGTGGGAGTCAGTTTTAGCGAACTCATGGCAGCGACGGCCACGGCAACGACGAAAAATATTGCGACGACCGAGGTGTTCAGCGGTATGAACGCGTTGTTTTCAAATATTTTAAAGCCCACGGCTGACGCGACGAAAGCTGCTCAAAAAATGGGGTTGCAATTCAATCTGGCCGGGCTACAGAGCAAGGGATTCTCCGGGTTTCTGCAGGACATCGTGGTGAAATCCAAGGGCGATAAACAGGCGCTTACCGATTTGTTCGGCAGTATCCAGGCGGCGAACGTCGTGTTCGCTCTGACATCGGAGAAAGGTGCCAAGTTCAACGAAATCATGGAAATGATGAAGGTTAATGCGGGGGCTACTGAGCAGGCGTTCGAAAAGGTTGAACAGACGTATGCACATCAGGAGAAGATTTACGACGCGGTTTCGGGCAACATTCGAAAGCTTTTAGGTGCAAGTTTCGAGCGCCTGGCTGCACCATTGCTCAGTGTAATGAACAAGGTGGCGGATGCGATAGACCGCTTTTTGCGGAGCCTGCCGCCTGGCGCCGTCGACGTGTTGACTGGGGTCGCTGCGGCCATCCTCTCACTGGTCGGAGCGCTCGGCGCACTTCTCCTGCTCAAGGGAACGATGGGCATGATGGGGATGTCTATTACGGGCGTCGCGAAATCACTCCTTCAGTTCATCATCGTCGCGCCTATCGCCATATTGCTGTTCGGCGGTCTGGCGATGGCCGCGTACGCCGCGTACAAGGCGTTCCAGAAGAACACGGGTGGAATAAGCGTCTCGTGGCAGGACATGATCAAAAAGATCACGCTCGCCTGGGAGGGTATGGTCGCAATAGTCCAGGGCCAGAAATTTAGCAAGGAACTGGAGGAGACTCTGGGCAAGGGAGAGAACAAGGGGGTCGTGAATTTCTTGCGCGGGTTCGAACTGTTCGTCGAGCGGATGAAGGCGTTTTGGACCGGGTTGAAACGCGGGTTCGACGAGGGGGTCACGGCGCTCGCCGATTCATCGTCCATGAAACGCTTGTTGACGACCATGGAAGACGTGTTTGCCGTGTTCACGGGCGGCGAGGCAGCGAACTCACAGGCGGTGCTCGAGAGCTTCGGGAACAAGGGGGTTGAGACCGGGAACAAACTGGCAAAGCTCGGTGAGATCGCGCTCAATGCCATCACCAGCCTCGTTCAGATGGGAGGAGAACTGGTCAAGTTCATCGGCACACTATCCGGTGGAGATATATCGGCGGGCATCAACGGCGCCATAGAAGGTTTTCACGGCATCTGGGGTTCGCTGAAGGCGATCATCGAGGTTCTCGGTTGGGTGGCGAAGGCCGTTCAGTTTGTGGTGAACCTGATTCAGTTCCTCGGGGCGTTTGTCGCAGAGACACTTGCGTTTATGGTCAAGAGCATCATGGTCGGGGCAAAGGCGCTGAGTCAGATGATGTCAGGGAATCTTGTGGGTGCTTTTACCACAATCAGGCAGGGTGGTCGAGAAATGCTGATGACCAATCCGTACGAGGAGTCGATTCAACAGTTCGGGGACATTGTCCAGGTCTTCGACCCGGAGAGCAAGATCGGAGACCCTCGTGCTGTCGAACGCGCCAAGCAACAGGATTTGGACCAGTTGTTGAGAGTTCGTCAGTCGGCGGCATCGGTCCTCGTCCAACAACGAGAGGCGGGTGAGGATACGAGCACGATCACCGCGATGCTCGCTACGCTCAACAGCTCGATCATGGACCTATCCAAGCGACCGCCGCCGCCGCTGAATGTGACTATCGACGCGGACCAGGTGGCGTCCTCAACCAGGGCCGCCAACAAGAGAGACGCCGAACGAGAGCTTGGGTACTCAGAGGGGCTGGTGTTTTAATGCCGCGGACAACAACCAGTGGTGCCACACTCGGACAGCTTGCCTCAATGCGTATGACGCAGAAGGGATATGTGCAGAACCTGGCGCTGGACCAGGCGGGCGCCATGGACTTTACGGTGGTCCACCCGTTTCAGTTTTGGTTCAGGCCGGAGCCCATAAAAAAGCAGATATCGGTGAACTACGACAAGATGGCGCCGATCGGTATGTCTCACTCGTATCATGTTTATTCGTCCACGGACAATATTTCGGTGACCTTCGAGCTGTTCGTCAACAGACTGATGCTGCTCAAGGAGGGGGCTGTGTCATCAACGCGCGAACAGCGGCAGAAGGCTGAGTCGAGGACTGGTAACGCCGAGGGCTCGGTCGACCAACTGGCGGCACTCACCGAGCAGATGGAGGCAGGCTTGCGGTATTTGGAGGCGCTGTCCGTGCCCCCGGACATCGGGTACGGGATCGTCGGCGGCTCGCCGCCCCCCTGCATCCTGTGCTTCCCGGGCATACTGACGTTCCGCGCTCGCCTCATGTCGTTGGAAACCGATTTCACCGAGTGCGACATCTATGGTTCTATCAGTGAGATCAGGGCCAAGTGCACGTTCGAGGAGGCACCGCTCCGTAGGTACACGATGCAGGACGTTCTGGCGAGAGGATCAAACAGGGCATAGACATGATGACTGTGAACTCAAGGTATCGGTACTGCATAGCGTTTAGAGACGAGCAGGGGCGACTGGTGCTCGACGAGCGCGAGCCCGTGCGCTATCAGAAGTTGAAGGACAACATCTATCACAAGGTGGTGGACGGCGATACGCTTTGGGGATTGGCATTCAGGTATTTTCGAGAGTTCACGCGGCCGGAGGGCCTGTGGTGGGTGATCGCGGAGTTTCAACCCGAGCCCATACTCGACCCGACGCTCAGGCTGGAGACGGGGACAACGATCATCGTCCCGTCCAATCGATTTTTAAAGACTGTGGTGTTCAGCGAGGACCAGAGGAGGTATCACTGAAATGCCGTTTGGAGGTCCGATCATAGCGCTCGCGCTCCTGGACCCTGATTCGGGAGACGACCGAGACAGGGACGTTGAGAGCCAGGCGATGATGGACTTCATCGTCAGTCGCATCGTGTCATTTGAGTACAGCGACCACGCTCGGAAAAAAGACCAATGCAAAATGACGTTCGATAACTCGGACTATGCGATGTTCGACCGACCGGTGTTCGCCAAGGGGCAAAAGCTATTGACCACATGGGGCTGGCCGGGGAGGACGGTTGCGCCAAGGCGCATGGTGGTTCATTCGGTGAAGGGTGGTGAGCAGATCGTCGTCACAAGTTTCTGCACCCTTTCACTTTTGGACAAAAAAAAGAGAGCTCGGTTCGCACAGGGCGTCACGGACAGCGAGTGGGTGAGGGCGATAGCCGACGAGTACCGGTACACGGGGCAGTTGGCGCACATCGAGGTGACCAACGTACGGCGCGACATTACACAACCCGTCTGGTCTACGGACGCGAAGATGCTGGCGGCGCTCGCCAGACGCAACGGTTTTGAGTTCTATATCGACGCCACTGGGTTCCACTGGCATCGACGGGCCACGGATAGTGCCCCGGTGTACGACTACATCTATCGCCGAGACCCGGGGGTGGGCGACATACTGAGCCCGCCGTCGTTCGAGGCAAACCTGTCCAAAGGCATATCACGTGTCAAGGTGGTGGGCAGAGATCCGTTGCGCAAGACGTTTGTCGAACAGTCCGTAGGGCTGAAGGACGAACAGGATGTCAGCCTGGGGAACGAGGACGAACTGTTTGACCCGCAGGACGATGACGTGGGGCTCCGAGGCAATCGGATTGGCGAAGAGGCGTGGTTACCTGCGGGCCTGACGAGTGACGATGACGCGATGGCCAGGGCCGGCGGTCTGTATCGGCAGACGGCACAGGGCCGGTACAAAATGAAAATGGATGTTATCGGAAACCCGGGGGTTGGTGCCAAGAACATCATAGGACTGTGGGGAGATGTTTCGGATACCATGTCCGGGTTGTATTACGTGGTCGAGGCGAATACCAAAATACAGGCAGGTGCCTACACCATAGGCCTGTCCTGCGAGAAGGACGCTCTGCACGAGGTGAAGGCCGCGAAGAAGCGGCCGGCCAGGGTGAGGACCAATCAGGCGAAGAAGAAGGGCGAGGAAATGGACATCAGGCTGACTACCATTACGCTGCCCAGTGGTGAGGTGGTGCCCGCGTTCTTGTGGACAGAGGATCAGGGCAAGTCGGGCATCACCAGCCAGTTGACGGAGGATGAGGTGGCGATGATGACCGAGTATCAGCGCGATCAATTGAGGTATGAGGCGGGCGCCGTATCGTACCCCGATCCATAGGACGGAGGGTGTGAAATATGGACGGCAGGTTTGACGGTCTGTACGAGGGGGTGGTCACGTACCGCGATGACCCACTGCTTCTGAGCAGGATCAAGGTCCGAGTGCCTGGTATTCTCGAACCGCAGACCTCGGACCAGGGGCCGTGGGCGTGGCCGAGGTCGGCGGGTGGATCGGCACAGTTTGGGCGGAATAGTGTTCCGCCGCTCGACGCCGACGTTCTGATCCAGTTTGTAAACGGCGACCTGAATTATCCAGTTTGGGAAACAGCGTGGCACGGCGTGCCACTGGTTGATGGTCAACCGAGGTCCGAGGCGTTTCCCGAACACGAGCACCCGGACATCCACGTATTTGGGGTCGGTGCTTTCAGGCTGGTGATTGACGACCGGCCTGGTCAGAGGTCTGCCACGTTCAAGGTTGTGAAGCTCGTGGGGGGCGAGGAGCAGGCGGTCGCCTGGTTGGAGTTCAATTATGAAACCAACTCGGCTCAATTGTGGGCGGACAGTGCGGTCCAGGTGGCGGCCGGTGCTATCGTGGATATCGACGGTTCGACGGTTCAGGTTCGGGGACGCAAGGTGGTGCCCAGCCCGAAGCCGATCAATTAAGGTGTGACATGCGAAGACCGAAAAGATACTGGCTGACGTTGCTCTGGGTGCTGCCCGCGGCGCTCGTCTCGTGGGTGGTGGTGCTCTGGTGCTGGCTCTGGTGGGGGACGAGGCTGCACTGGTGTGAGGGCCTGTGGTGTGAGTTCAAACCAACATCATGGCCCATGCGCACATGGTACCGGAGGTGGGGTGGCACGACATTCGTCTGGGGAGGCATACTCGCTCCGGGGCGGGCTGGAGAGTTGGGCGTGATAGACACGCAAACTGAAATCCATGAACATATTCATCTGGAGCAGGCGGAGGCCGCACAACTCGCGTCCTTCATCTACGGCCTGAGCGTGCTTCTGATGTGGAGGACGACAGAGGCCGCAATCTACGGTCTGGTGATATGGGTAGGCGGTGCGGCGTTCATCTATTGCTGTACCATGCTTCAGGCGTGGTTCAGAGGGGAGGAGCCGTATCGAGGAAATCATCTCGAGGAGGCGGCCTACGGCTTGACCAGGCTGCGGAGAAAAGAAAAAATTGGCGAGTAATTTTCCACCCATCGACCTGTGTTTTGAACTGCCTGCGGTTCCGACGATCGAGGACATCTGTCTGCCGGGCGGCCTGTGTCTGTCCTACGTCTGGGATGGGATAAACAAGATTCCACACGCCGCGGACCTGCCACTCGACTTTTTCTCGCAGATTGGACCGGCACTCGCGCCACTCAAGCCGCTGTTCGATGTTCTGGACACGGTGATGGCCGTCTATCGCTGTGTCAAAGGCATACCGGATGCCATCACCAGCCTCGACCCGAGCGAACTGTTGAACTGCCTTCCGGCACTCGCCAAGCTCATCGATGCTCTGCTCAAACTGGTGCCCCAGATATCGATCCCAAAAATGCTGAAGCAGACGATAAAGCAATTAGCGCGGCTGCTGCGCGGCATAGCATCGGACTTCACCTACATACAGGCGCAGCTACAGAGGATCGCGGACATGATCGATCGAGCGGCACAGCTCGGTGACCAGAGGATGAACGGGTTCCTGGTTTGTGCGCAACACGATATGAACACGATGGTCATGTCCACGGCCGAGGCGCTGAAGGGAATTGGACGGATCATTCTGCTACTCAATATTTTCATGGGGCTGATCGGTGCACCAGAGATCCCGTGCTTTGGATCGTTGATCGAAAACAACCTGGACCTGGGGTTCGACGCGTTGATCGACATACTGACGAGCGTGGCCACCATCCTGGACGAAATATCTGCCGCAATTCCAGACCCGGATTTCATTCTAACTCTCGCCTTGGGCGACCAAGAGTGCTAGGATGGAGGTACGATGAGCGACGAACTGACAGGACGAGGAATCATCTGCCCATTCCGTCGGGACGGCAAGGGGGACTTTGCCAACGACACGGGCCTCCCGGTCTTGCGAAGCGACGTTGGTGAACTGCTTGGCATCCAGGCGGCAACGTCCACCGAGCCGGGCGAACTGTCGTGGGACATGGCGCGTGGTGCGAACTTCATGCCTCTCAAACATCGGCACTTGCACTCGGACATGGTGAACGCTCTGGCTGACCAGAGCGCGTCTGAGGCCCTAACCAAATTTGAACCGCGTGTTAGAGTTTTGAGGGTGGGGGTGACGCGTGATGAAAACTCTCAACGATGCCACGTGACCTATCAGCCATTGGGCTATATGAGGTCTGATGAGCAGACGGTGGTCGAGAGGATCTGATGACTATACTACCGAGCAGCCGAGACTATACGGACAAGGATTACGAAGCGATCAGACGCCGGACGTTCAGTCTCATCCGATCGGTGTTCCCCACGTGGTCCAATGATGCGGTGACGAACTTCGGAAATATTCTGGTCGAGTCCTTCGGCTGGATATTGGACATCCTCACATTTTATCAGGACCAGCAGGCGAGAGAAGGGCGATTCGGAACACTGGTTCTGCGCAGGTCGATGATCAATCTCTGCAAGCTCATCGGCTACGTTCTCCCGGGCGCCGTGGCGGCAACCGCGGACGTGGTGGTGACCGTGACCAACGCGCAGGCGTTGACCGGGACCATTGTTCCTGCATCGCCGTCCGTCCCGGTGGTCGTAAAAACCGAGGCGATTACGAACCCAATACGAGGCGAAATCATTTCGCCTCTGCCGTTCTCGATTCTCGCGACTGAGATTTCCAAGACCTTCCAATGGGAGCATAGCCTGAAGCAACCGAGGTTTATGGTCTCGAGTTCGGGGCTCGCGGACCAGCGATACTTTCTGCCGTCAATTCCATTTCTGGATGATGGGTCGGAGGTTGTCCAGACGTTGTCGCAGGGCGTGTTTACACGCGTGACCAGCTTCTTTTCATCTGACCCGTCGGATGTCCACTATCGAATTCAGATCGATCAGAACGACAGGGCTGAAGTGTTGTTCGGAGACGGTACGAACGGAGCCATCCCAGTCGGAATGATCAATGTGGATTATAGGACGGGCGGCGGCATATGGGGAAACGTCGAGCAGGGGGGATTGACGAAGGTCGAGGGCAGCTTCGTGGACAGCGTGGGGCGCCCGGCGTACCTGATTGCGACGAACCCGGTGGAGGCTGAAGGCGGTCTGCCGAGGCAGGAGGTGGAGGCCGCTCGCGTCTACGCGCCGCTCAGCATACGGGTTCCCGTGGCGACGGTCGCCAGGGAGGACTACGAGATCAACGCCCTCCGCGTGCCCGGTGTTGGCCGGGCGCTCATGCTCACGTCCAACGAGAGCGAGGGGATTGGCGAGAACCGCGGCGATCTGTATATTGTGCCAGCCACGGGCGGCACACCGAGCCAGACGATGCTCGACTCCGTGCTCTATATGTGCACCATCCAGTATCCGAATACGATAACCTTCCAGCTCGCGGTGAAGCCAGCGAACTATTTGACGGTGAACATCAGAGTTGTGATCTATTTACGGCAGGGATCTCTGCCGGCCACGGTCAAGGCATCGATCCAGGCGGCGATGGCCGACTACTTCGCTCCAACCTTGGCATCGGGCGCCCCGAACCCCGAGATAGACTTCGGCTACAATTATAAAGACGCACAGGGGAACCCGGCTGGCGAACTCGCGTGGAGCGACCTGGAGAACATTGTGCGAGACACGACGGGCGTGAGAAAGGTGGACTCGGGGACCGAGGGCTTCACACTGAACGGATTGAGATCCGACCTGCCGATACCAAACTGGCAGTTTCCGAAGCTGGGCGACGTGGTCGTGGTTAACGGGGACACGGGTACGGAGATATAATGGCGAAGAAGCCATACGCACATTGGGACCCAGCGATCAACGCCGACTGGCACGTGCGGCAGGGTGACGGACCACTGGTCCTGGACTCGGAGCAGAGCTTCTCGAAGCTCTCGCTGCTGGCCAGAAAGGCACGGCGCGAGGATAGGTTTGGGGACCCTGTGGTTGACTACCTCCAAACGGTCAAAGCACTCGCCGGGGCCCCGCCGCACGCCGGTCTGAGGGTTCAATCGTTTCAGTACATGCCCCAGGGTATGACGTTTTTTGGAGCGGACCCGATTCACGGTGAGCCGTATCCCATCTCTGATTGCGACGTAACACCGCCACCATATTCATCTTTTCAACCATATATTCACATGGGATACTCGCTTAGTTTGAGGGGGTACGTTGGGTCCGCGGTCGGCAGCGGGTATGCGGCCGATGTCAAAGTCCAGTGGGCTGATGCGGTGTCCAGGCTCGCTGGTTCTGGTCGAGGTGGGTACACGGGTTTGATCGTGAAATCGCTGAATCACATTCCAGAGCTGCCACCATTTACGGCTCATGCTTTTTCTGTGCTCCACGGTAAGCGACCGCATGACACAGACTGGATTTATATTCCCCAGTTGTGGTCAAGGTCGCCAGCATCACCACCCTGGGTCACCATCCCGGCGAATGGGTTGTCTGATGACCTCATCCGTGTGGTTGTAGGCGGTGGCACCATGTCTCCATATTCCATGCACCGGTGGGATGGTGCTGCGTGGGTCGAGTTGTACTCGAGTTCGACAAACCTGACCGTATTTTGGCCTCCGTTTGGTGACTTCAGGAATTTTATTTTTCTGACTGCCGACCTATTCGCCGGGTCTGCCCTGGTTCAACCCGGGTCCCCGGGTGTGTGGCCGGACGCAGAAACGTGGTTCCAACGGATCGAACTCTCGCAGTTTGAACCCTGGGTGCTGGACAAGTCCGAATGGGGGTACCGAGAATGGGAGGACCACTGGTCGTGGCTAGTAGCACCTAGCAACCCGCAGTATTTCATCGAGCGCCGTCGCCCGGTCATGGACATGTTGCATAAGACACCTGGAATACGAGGCGGCCCAACGATACTCCGGACATCGGATGAGGATCTGGGGGTGTGTGTCGAATTCAACGATAAAACATATTTGCAGGCGCTAGACCCCCACGATCTATCGGGGTACGATCTAACCCAGATCACAACTCCAGTGGTGATGGACGATGTTATGTACGGGCATCAAGCACCATTCGCCATGCTCGGCCGGTTCAAGTTCACGGACATGGACCAGTGGAGTAGGACGCTGCCGTGCTACATCATGGCTGCTGGTCTGCCGTGGACCAGTGCCACGCCTGGCTGGACCGGCATCGGGATTTGCTGGAAGTATGGGGGTGGCATAGCGGACGGGAAATTGTGTCTCCGGGCCTGGGATGATAACCTTGGTTTGTGGGTCGAACTCGAATACCAGTTTAATGGCAGCGACTGGGCTGACAGACCGATTGACCTGGGGTTCGCCTGGTCTGGTGCTCGAGGCGACATCGCGGGGCGTCCGCTCTACGAACTAAGGCTTGTGGTCAATGGGCTGACTGTGGCGTCCGTCATCAACCCCAGCATCCGGGTCCGGAATAGCTATCAGATTACCATCGGGAACGGCGGCATCGGGCTTTTGGGCACAACGAATGCCATCGGGTTCATCGGCATGTTCCGCGAGGCAATGGTGTTCGCTGACCCTATGTCGGACGCGGATATGCGCGAGGCGTGGCACGACTCCAGTGGACTGGACAATCCATCGTTTGAGGTTCCCGCCACCAGACCCGGGGAGGCTCTGTCCTGGGCCTGGAGGTCGGTGCAGGCGGTTGGCGGCTGGGCGTCGTTCAATGACTACCTCCCGGAGTTGGAGGAGTGGGCCACGGCTTACGAGATGTTCGATGCCGGCTTCTTTCAGCCACATGTCTGGGAGTATGAAAACGAGGCCGATCGGCTCGCGGCGGTCGGGTTCACGGCGGACGACGTAGGGCTACTCGCATGGCAGCGTGACACGAACACCATCTGGCAGTTGACGAGCGACTCGCCTATCACATGGCTGAATCTGGAGCTGGAGACCAACGAATCGTGGATCGCCGCGTTCGCGGTGCTACTCTCGACGGTCTTCAATTTGGGGTCGTTGGTCTACGAATCGTTGAGCGAGTTGTTTGCCATCTGGGACTTTTCGGCGGAACACGGCGGACCGCCGGGCACCATAATTTCGACGCCCTGGCTCCAGTCATACAACCTGGTGAGCCCGGCCGAGGACAACCTTGGTCCTTTGGGCAAGCCCACTGGGTTTCACGGGTGGCTGGACATCATTACAGGGCTCATGGACTACCCGATCGAGGTTGAGGAGTTCGGCGAGGCATGGAGCACTGATCCGCTGTCAACGGCCACCGGTAGCATCTGGATACCGGGGAGCGCGGTGGATGGTGTGCTACGCGGGCGGCCTCTGACCTTCCCGCTGAAGGTGGTGACGGACAGAAGGTTTCTGGTGGTCTACACCGATGACTCCATGGTGGTGCTCCTGGAGTTGACGACCGGTGAGTACGCGGACGCCCCGGCGCTCAGCGCGATGTTGGAAGCAAAATGGGTGGCGGCGGTCGGACCGGGGACAGGTGTCAGATTCTCGAACTGGACTGATGGTGTGGACAGCGGTCTGACGTTTGGATGGGATGGCGGTCCTTGGACGTTCATCTCGTGGAGCAGTATGTTCGGTGTTCGGAGGAGCGTGGTGAACAATGATGCTCGCCGCGACCTCGGGTTTGTATTCAGTGAGCACGATAATTTTGGGCGAGTGGCGATGCCTGCGGCCGAGGTCATGACCGTGCCCACGGGCACGGTGGCCGATGAAATGTTTCTGCTCGACCAGTGGTCGTTCTTGCTATTTGACACAATGATCGATCCGTATATGTCAGGTATGTTCGCGCTCGACTACCAGGCGGAGCCAGCGGTATTCGGGATGTTCGACGGAACGCCGGACCCCACGATCATCGAGCGATATACGCTGGTCGGATGGTTCGGCACGGGCGCGGTCTGGGTGCCTTCGCTGCCGGATAATCCACCTGTGCCCGGTGGACCATGGGCGTTGTTCGACAGTGGTACGCATAAGTGGGAATTATTTGAGGATACGTTGTGGCCCGACAACCTGTATCCATAAGGAGTAAACGACGATGGGACAGGCTGACTGGAAGGAACTGGCTGGTGCGTTGAGCGCGGCGAGTCTGGCGCGTGGCGTGACCGCCGCAATCCCCGGACCAAATGGCGGCAACGGCTTTGTTTTCGGATACAACTCGCTGGACGGCACGGTGTCCGGCGCTCACGGTTGGCTGGTTGACCTCGTAGGCTTTTGTCCGACGGGCACGGGGCCGGCGGTGGCCGACGGCGGGACAAGTATCCGGGGCTGTGTCAAGCGCGTGAGTTCACCGAACGCCCAGGGCATGAGCCCGCTGCTCTTCGCCTGTCTACAGGGTGGCAGCGCCCCCACGGTCAACGACATCGGGTACATGATCGGTCTGAGCGACAATGCGCCGTATTCGATCGTTCTGGCCAAAGGAACGCTCGTCGAGGGGCTGCGGTTGGACGCGGAGAACGTATCCATCCTGCGGACCAGTTCGGCCCAGTACAGCATGGGAGACAATTTGTGGCATCACCTGCGGCTCGATGCAATAGTCGAGACGAATGGCGATGTGCTGCTCCGGTGTTTCTCGAACAACCTAACGACGCACCCGCTGAACACCACTCCGTCCTGGCAGCCGATCGCGGGGATGACCGATTTCATCGACGACGTTCTGCACATCAACACGGGTAGCGCTCCACTCTGGGGCGGGTGCTGTGGATTCGCGTTCGGTGTCCATCGGTCGTTGAATCGCCGTGGGGCGTTCGACGGAATACAGGCGTTGAGGCAAACATAGTGGGAACCTGGTTCGACAGACTGCGGGGGATAGCACAGGGCCGCTCTGGGCCGCAGGACATTGTGGCGCCGGACGGCAGCCATGTGTTCGTGCTGGGCGAGGAGAAGCCCGAAGAACTGTGCCGCCTGATGACCGACGACTATACGGAGGTCTCACAGATCGTGGACCTGACGAACTGGGATTTTGTGCTTGCCACCATGGACACCATAGGTCGCGTGACGGGTGAGGCCGTGGAGCCGCCGGCTTGGGCACCTGACGCGGATGAACTGTTTCGTTTCTCATTCGATGTGCCGGGCGTCGTGACGCCGAACCTCATTGTGCCACCCGGTGAGGTGAACGGATTTTCATTGGAATCGGTTGGCCCCGTGTCCTATCCACAAGAGAGTTATTCGGGCGGCGCCTCATTTTGCCGCGGGATCCCGGTGGGCACCGCGGTTCCGTGCCACATGGCTGGAGTTCATCATCCACCGGTGGCCGTGCCCTTGTCCGTGCTCACCGCCTACACCTTGCAGCTTTGGGTGAACCTGGACGTGGATGCGTACCCGGAGTCCTCGGGCATCGACTTCCTGAACACCTTGGCGTTTTTGAGCACCGACGGGCTCAACTACTACGGCATTCTGTTTTCGATCTACGGCACATGGGGACCTGGAGCACACCAGTGGTATCCATACCTGACGCACTTTGACGGGCTGTCGTCGTCCGGGGCGGGCATGGACCTGCTCATGACCTGGGATACGAACCAGGGCTGGCAGATGCTGACCCTGACCTACGATTCTACACTGCCGGTGATGGACCGGCTGAAACTCTATTTGAACGGCACGCTGCTCGGGAGCCCTGGGTTCGGCATAAGCGTGTCCCCGGCGATTCCAGCGGCCAACGCCGACACTCTGCGGTATGGAGAGATGTGGGGTCAATATGACTCGTGTCGTCTCCTGGACCGGGCACTGTCGGACGTGGAGGTCGCCGATTCCTACGCCCAGGCAACGACACCAGGGGCACCGGTCGGCACCAAGTGGGTTCAACGGATTTTGATTGACGATGAAGTGTACGCAGAGCGGACGATCATGACCGGGGAGGAACGACGCTGGTGGGATTTTGTGGCCCCGGTGCGCCGGCTTGAGGGAACACATAAAGTCGCTTTTCAGCTCCGGCTGTTGGAGGAGTGATGGAACAGACACCATACAAGAGCATACCTTATCCGAGTGAGAACGAAGATCCATTTGTCGATTCATTCGACCAGCTCATGTCGTACCTGGACCGAAATCTGGAGACGCGGTATTCGCCGGTCTACGGTTGTACTCCGATGAATCCGCAATATTTGAACATCCCAATTGGAGAGGTGGGTGACCATCGTGCGGCTGCTGGATGTCCGATTAGGTATAGAGCAGCGGATTTTGATCCGTGGAGATATGGGTATATTCGAGAGTGGAACGCGGAGTGGGGAATCGCGTTGATCTCCGGTGCCCCGATTGACATGGGTGACACCCAGTTTGAGGTCGGTGGGCCATCGATGGTCATAACCAGACACCTGCGCTATGATGGGAACTGGAACCATGACCCGGCTGACACGCTATTCTATACCGACCAAAAAGGGAAGTTTCTGTGGACCGGACCTGCTGCATATTTGGTGATGGCGTGTGCTGTTACGGATGTGGAGAATACCGGACCAACGGAGCGTGTGAACGTGGTGCGTTCTGCGAACCATTCTCCGTACGTGAGCAACTACGGGCCGTGGGTCAAGGTGTTTACCGATAATGGGTGGGATGGAGTAGATGTTTTAAGTTTCAGTTGGAGTTACGCTACAACACCAAAAGTGGAACAATATCTGTTTGAGCATCTTCCTTATGGCGTTGGTGCTCCGTGCTTCGACCTGGCGGTCAAGGGGGTTGGAGATCCAAATGCCGTGGGGTTATCCGTCGAGCTGATATTTGTGCTGCGCGGCGACCAGGACCAGATATGTCCGAGGACCACACCATCCGTTCAGTTGACGATCAGCGGCATGCCCGTGGGAGAGGATTGGCAGGGGCTGACGGACGGTGTTCACACGCTATGCCCGACGCAGTATTATTGGTTTAATAACCATTACACGTGGTACACTCACCCATATGACGATTTCCGAAACGAACACTGGCGAGACGCGGCATGGTACTACGGACCATATTACCCAGATCGGTTGCAAATAAATGCCACAAATAGGTGGACAACTGATCTCAATTCAAGGATGCAATTCAAGTGGGGGCGACCGGGAGGATGGTATCAGTACACGTTCCAGCCTAGTTCTGGCACCACGGGGTTCGTCCAGGACCGGCTATTTGTAAGCTTTATGATCGGGCCAACGACATTCACCTTGGCACGCGGGGCAGGCCCATGGCGAACACCACCGGCACCACCATGATAGATAGGAGGAGTTAAATGATCGTAGTAACAGGCTGCCCGAGATCGGGCACATCGTTAATGATGCAGGTTCTGAGATCGGCTCTCGGAGAAAAACGGATGCTCGGTGACGAATACCCGATGGTCGAGCGACGGAAACGGGTTGAACAGAGGCATCCGGACGAGACGGACAGCCAGTACGCATATCGGCGGTATGTGTTGTCCGCGAACCAGATACCCGATCAAGAGGCCGAAGAGAAGCGGGCCAAGGACATGAACCCCAAGGGGTTCTGGGAGTGCCCGTTCACGGTCCAAGGGATTCGTTTTCGTCCAGAGATCGAGGAACAACTGAAGGCTATTCTCTCGGAGTCGGAGGAGGAGGAGACGTTCTGCAAGATCGTGAGTCAGGGTGTGGCCGCCTCCGACCCACGGTATATCACGAAGTTGATTGTCATGGTCCGTGACCCGCGGTCCGTGGCCAAGAGCCAAGAGCGCTTGACCAGGGAATTCCGATACCGGCGCCCCGGACAACCGGAGCGCAATCTGTATGACGGGATGGAAATCCACTCGCCCAAGATGTTCATCGATGTGACGCTGATGCTCTCAGCGTGGATCAAGCACCACCCGGACATTCCGGTGCACTATGTGGAGTATGACAACCTGGTAGCTGAACCCGAGGCCACGATTAAGGGCGTGTTGGAGTTCCTCGGTGAAAAGGGGGCAGCGAAAAAGGCGAAGGCCGCGGCGACCGAGATCGACACGACGCTCAAGAGGTCATATCCAGAACCTAAGCCGAGCGCACTCTGGGGGGACGCGGAGAAGGTTCACGACTTGATCAAGGCCGGGGACCACGAGGGGCTGGAGAGGTTCGCATACGACAAGAGTCGCCCATCGTTCCGCGAGGACCTGTCCTGGATCTGTGCCCGAGTCGGAACGCGAATGGTGGAGGCTCACTGTTCCAGGTGCATCAAGGATCCCAAGTTCGCGGCCAGTGTCCGGTCGGCTGCCGAGCGCTCTGGAATTCAGTGGCGGTTGAGACCGTGTGCCTATGAGACGGCATACCGGGAGGACGGTGTTCCGTTGAAATCGATAGACCAGAGCGTCTTGGACAACCACTGGCTGACGAACAAGGAACGCAGGAGCGATGGCTTCGAGGGATCACGCCTCAATCAGATCGAGGCCGAGAAGAGGAAAAAATAGTGGCGGTCATCACCGAACAACTACTTTCCTACCTCGGCGTCGACCTTGCCGAACTCGACATCTACGCCGGTGGGCGGTACTGTGTCATCCAGCGCGATCCACAGCCCTTGGAAACCGACATAGCAATTGGCACGGCGCTCAGGCTGTTGATAGTTGACCTCGAGGGGGAACCCGGTGCCGGGGGCGGGGGCGGGGGCGGCGGATTCGGGCACGCACCGTTCGGCCATTTCCCGTTCGGTCATTCACCGGCTCCACCACCAGCCGGGACAATCGACTTCGACCTGTATTGTGAGGGAACACTGATCCTGCAGTACATCAGTGGCGTCGCCTCGTGGCCCAGTGTGTTCACGGGCACGGTCGAGGTGTCGGCGCCGGATGCTCCATATATATTTTTACGCGTGGAGGCCCTACAACCTGGGTCACCTATCTTCGTCTCTGAGCAAGAGGTCACGGTCCGGGTGGTCGTCAACCCGAGCGCACCGTACCTGGACACGAGCTACGCGTTCACGATCCAAGACCTAACGCCGCCGAACATCATCACGGCGATGGCGATCGACGAACTGACCACGCGCATAGAGTTCGACGACGAGATGGCAGTTGATGGCGCGGGTTCCGCGCTCGACCCCGCCAACTACTCAATAGTCACATTGAACCAGGACCCTGAGCCCGGTGTCTCTCTGGAAGTCGAATCGGTGGCGGAGGTACCGGGTTCGGGGTCTCGCATGTTCGACCTCCGTTTTCAGTGGGAGCAGACACCAGGCTGCGAATATCGGATTGAGGTGGCGGCAGCGGTCACCGATAGCAGTGGCAATCATATAGCATGACGAGCACGATTACATTCACCGGCTTCGCACCTACGCACCCTGCGGCACGCGACTTCTCGCTGTGGCGTCACATGCCGAGAAAAAACCGCGAAGAGGACGTGACGCGCGACTTGCGGCGGTTCATCAACTGTCTGCAAGAGGTCACGGATCTAAACCTGATACAGATTGATCGTTTCGTTGATCTGTTCGACATGGATGAGTGCACCGACCTGACGATTGACGACATGTTGCAGGATATGGGCAATCCATTCGAGTGGTCGGACCTCGTGCTCACACCGATACAGCGTCGCAAGCTGCTTGGATACCTGATCGAAATCTATCGGTCCAAAGGCACGAGACAGGGGATCGAGAATACCATTCTCTTTTTACTGGGCGTGGATTGCGCGGTTGTGGACTATGCTAAAATTGGCTGGATTCTGGGGGTCGACGAACTCGGCGATGGCTCAATCGCGCAAATTGGGAACGCGTTTGTCGGCCCATATGACTTCACAGCGATCCCCGCTACATGGACCTTGAACTTCTCTCTGCAGGGCGGTCCGTGGCAGGAGGTGACGCTGGTCCCCGGTGACTTCTTGGACCCAACGGCGGCCACGGCCGCGGAGATAGTCTTGGCCATCGGCAGCCGGCTGGCGGGCGCCGGGGCGTATGTGGTGGACGACGGTTCGGCGGCGATATTGATCGGCGGCACAGCACCGTTCCCCATAGTTCCGGGCAATACGTTGCTCTTGAAATCACAGGGCGTTCAGTACGAGGCAGTGTTTGACGCCGAGGACATCGATGTGCCGGGCATGGTGCCGATGGCCGAGGCGGTAAAGGTGTTGACCGGGAAGATCCCGGACGCCGTGCCCTATGTTCTGTCGACAGGCGAGCTGGCGCTCATCTCTCTGCACACGGGGGTGGCCTCGGAACTGGAGTCAGTGGCGAGCCCCGCGAACACGGCGGCGGTCGCGCTCGGCTTCGGCCTGGGCACGGTGGTCAACGGCATGGCGGGCGAGCGGCTTTATGTGTACTCCGAGCACGCGGGGGACGGTGCGTCAATCGAACTCACCACGCCCGGTCTATCGGCGGACATCGTGCTGGGGTTCATGGACGCGGAGGCAGCGGTGGGCGGTGCAATTCTCGCTCCGTCGGACTCGAGAACCTTGTACTCGTTCGACATTGAACTCGCGGCGCCGGTGAGCGCGGCTATCGAAATATTGATCAGGCGTATTGCCGAATATATGAAACCGGCGCACACTCACCTGGTGAACATCAGGGTGGCGTTGCCCCTGCCCTGGCCCGAGGGATGGGAGATAGGAGTAGACCAGCTTGGAGAAAGCACTGAGCTGGTTTAACAGGAGAAGAAGATGAATAAATTTGATTGGTACTTCAAGCAGATAGTTTCCGCCTCGGAGATGGATGATGCGTTTGACTGGATAGAGGACGCAGACCACTCGATCGCCCAGGAACTCTTGGTAAACACGTTTACCACGCCGGACCCAACGTACGGCGGAATCGTGCTCGGTGGTAACGCTGCGGAGCAGGCGATCCCGGACATGACGGTGGCGGTCTCCGCGCTCAGTGCATGGGGCAAGTTCGGCGAGAGGATTTGGCTCAACACGCTGCTCACGAACGTCGACTGCTCGATCGACGAGTACGGGACACCGACCGTCGTCCCGACGCCAGGCGAGGGGCGTATTCTGTCGATCTTCGCGCGTCGGAAGGTCGACCTCCAGGACCCGGAGACGGACGGCAACGGTCTCCTGGTGTACACGAAAAAGATCGAGACAGCCGAGTACTTTGTGCGTGCCGGAGTGGCCGACGTGGCCCCTGTCCCGGTTCCTCTGCTCACCGACGCGCTGCTTCTGGCGGACATCACGCTGCTCGAGGGGCAGACGACGATTCAGAACGCGGACATCAGCGTCCTGAGGCGTGAGGACTACCTCCGACTGACCGGGACGGCACTGTCCTTGACCTCGGGCTCGGCGCGCGGAGCGCTGAACGAAATTTTTTTGTGGCTGGATACGTTGTGGCAAGGTGGACAGCCGTTCTCGTTTACCGAACAGTGGTATGGAGCTGTCGCCGTTGGTGTCGCAGGTGGAACACCACCGACAACCGTGGCCGAGGCGCTGAACGCGCTGGTCCAGGACCTGGCGGCGAATGTGGATGGAACCGGTGCCGACCTCATTGGGTCTGCTGCGGATATGATCTATGGGTTCAAGTTCAGCAACACACTGAACCTCGTATCGTCCGGGTTGATCACAGGCGAGAATGGCGAACAAATAGATGTTCTCGCCAAGCCCAGTGGAGAATATGAGGAAACATGGCTGCTCGCACGTCCGGTGCCCGGCACGCCATTTTTTAATCCCAGTAATAGGGCAAAAGTAAAAAACGGGCCGGTTTACAGCGACCCGCCAGACGCTTATTTTATGAGCGGGTCTAGTGATACTGCACCACTGTTGGGGCAGAGCGTTGAACAGACGCTAAAAAATTTATACGTCGAAAGTCTCAAACGCTTAAACTACGAGGGTATGGCGCTGGCTATCCAATCAGACAAGAGATTCATCGGAGGTCGGACCCAATTTTTGGGCCCCACGAATGTCCACGGAATGGCGGGGGGCGGTGGCCATCGCTACGGCCCAATCAGACAGCTAAGGCGCGGAGCCTACTCGTGCCATAAAGAGTCAGTTTGGCCGCTGGGCTACCGAAACCAGGCCATAGTCCCGGACATCAATAATATCCATGATATCGCACGGGGCTGGGACTGGTATTTCGAGGACCATTGTGTTTATGTGATTGGTGACGAGCTGAAAGTTGGGATGGTCAAAGGATTTGGGAGCGGCGAGGATTTTACCACTGCATATTCAGCGGATATGACGGCGGACGCTGCCGGGACACTGTTGTCCGATGTCATGCCCTGGGCTACACCGCACGCCGTCTGCAGCAACGGTGACACAATATTCGTGCTGGTTGCCGATGCACCTGGTCCAAGCCCTTCATGGTTACATTCGACGCTCTATGCGTACGATGCGCGGACATGGTTCGCGGGACCGCCGTCTTTTACGAAACTTCACTACCTGTGGTCAGTGGATCTCGGGATAACGGATTGCACGCTGAACAGCATTTGGAAAACCTATTCACGGGTCGTGGCGAGTGATGAGTACGTGTTCTGCCTGCTCGGTGGAGAGGACACTCAGTCAGGCGGACTCGGGAGACCACTGCGCAGGTTGGACGCGGCGGACGGCGCGAACATGATCAAGGGCCTGGGGAATGGAACGACACCGGGGACCGCGGCGTTTCCATCCGGCGGACTCGCGTTTTCGAGGGAGACGACACCGCCGGAGACAAATGTATTTTACACGGCCTACACGCCGTCAGGTCCCGGACCGTCTGAGATCGTGCCCTCGACCTACGCTCTGGGTGTCCACCCTCGTCTCGTGACACAGAACATCGTGTCGACCATCCCGATCAAGGACATCGTGGTGACCGGTGGGTTCGTGGTCGTGCCCAACCCGCGTAAGCCAATTGCGTCACCGGTGTGCACACTCCAGGCCTGGGACATCGTGACAGATGTCTGGAACTCCTGCATCATGAACCTCCCGGACTGCTCGCAGAGCTTTGTGGGGCATGCTCTGTCGTTTGACGGGACCAGGATGTTCTGCCGGTACACGGATGACTCGCTGGTCCCGGCTTCGGAGAACCATGTCCTGGCGCCGTGCCACCCGGCGGAGTTGGTGATCAATTCGCCGGGTAGCAGCCCACAGTGGAGGCCGAGGTATGCGGTGGTCGAGCCCTGGACCAGTGCGTTCCCGTACACGACTGAGCCCGGAGACCGGATGGGGCGGATCGTGGCATGGGGACCGGGCATCTGGTACATTGAGACGGAGCAGGATGGTAACGACGTTTGGTTCATGCCGATAGCCGGAATATAGGCAGAAAGGTTGGTTTAATCCATGTCCCCGCGTGACACTAGAAGCGATCCATCAGAACTGCTCAGCGGACTCCTGCGTGACATTGGGACCGATGTCAAAAAACTCGGTGACCTTGCCTCTCGGCACGATGAGTCGCTAAAGGGGCTCTGGCGAGAGGTACGGGACGAGATAAAGCCAAGCATCCGGGAACTCGGCAAGGAGCAGCGGGAACTGTTTTCGGACCACCAGGAGCAGTGTCCGGCTCTCAAAGCGTTTTACACCAAGGCGTCGTCGAAGGACACTCCGATCAAACCGTTTCATTCAATTATCCCGCGCAATGATCATCGGATGGTCTGGTACCTGTTCACCGGCATCGGCGTGACGGCGGCGACCGTCATCATACTGCTGAAAAAATTCGGCATCTTTTGAAAGTCAGACGAACGAAGGACCGTGCGCCGCGCAAGGCGTCTGAGCCGGGCGCTGTGGGTCTCTGAGCTTCACCAGTGCCCAGGATAGCGTTCGGTGTCCGGCACCCAGTAGAGGGCAGCGTCGTTGCTTGGGCGCAGCGCCAGCGATCCGTGTGAGACCCAAACGACGGGCACCGCTCGCAGTAGGAGCTCCTATGTCCGCGGCCGCCACACCTGCCAAGACAGCCATGGATAGCACTCAAATACAGACATAAAGCCAGAGGATCATTGGTGTTTTTTTATGTGGTTACTTACGTGTTAACCTTGCTCTTTAAAGGTAAACGTGTCATACTAAAAGGAAAAAGGTGAAACATTATGATCATGAAGACGAAATTACAACAAGGAGAAAAGCAGATGGCAACGTGTGAAGAAAAATTGGCCAGGATTCGAGAGTTTGCGAACGATCAGTCTGTCATGGCGAGCAGAACGGGTGGTATCTATTTGAACAGCGTGCCCATTGGCTGCATCGATTTTATATACGACATGATTATAGAAGGAAATCGTTATTCAATCCGCGATCTCAAAAACGCATTCGACGAAGCCAAACAAGCAAAATAAGGAAAAAAACGTGTCACACGCTTTTATAAATAATTCCTCGCGCAGCTTGTCCGCGCCAAAACCTATGATCGATCTCGTAGGTTTTAGCGTTGCCAAGGTGGCAACAAAAACAGCGCTCCGGCGCACAGGAGATTTTCAAATGTCACAGAAAAACCAAAAACCAGTCGCAGCCAAAACCGTTCAGACCAAGCCAGCCGTCGTCCAGGCCAAGCCGAAGAAGGTGCCTGACTTCCAGATCAAGCCGATGGAGACCGAGGTCGAGATCCCGGGCATCGGCAAGGTCAAGTTGACGTTGCAGTCCATCACTTTTGGTTCCAAGACGGCGACGTTCACCACGACCAAGCAGGCGATGATCTGGTACAAGGCGGAGCGGAAGGCGGAACGCGAGTCGAAAAGCAACAAGGCTACCAAGATGACCGAGAAGATGAACAAGCAGATCGGCGCGATGTTCCTCAAGCTCGACGGCATGAAGATCAAACTCGGCAAGTTCGGCCCAAGTTTCGACGCTGCCAAAACAGCGTTGTGCGACATCCAACGAGAATTCATCACGGAGCGGGAGGAGAAGGAGGCGGCGGACGAGGCGAAGAAGGCGGCGGACGAGGCGAAGAAGTCGGCCTAGTCCATAGCGTTCGCGAGTGGCGGCATAAGCCAGCGTGTTTATGCCGCCCATCGTGGACACAATGAACCAAGGAGATACGAGATGACAAAAACACAGGCGAAGAAGGCGGCGGAGGAGCTCCGCGCCAAACAGGAGGCGGCGGATGCCCAAATGGTCCGCGCTACGAAAGTGAACTCGATCGAGCGCTCCAAGCCCGATGTTACACACCTGGATATACCCAAGTACTCGATCGAGCAGCAGACGGTGGACGTCGTTGCGCTGGGCTGCAAGGTCCAGGTCGCCGTGTGGTGCGCGACGTTCGGCACCGAGACGATGAAGGCGATGGACCGGGACGACGCGGTTCGGTGGTTGGCGGCGAAGCGCCAAGCGTGGAAGGGCACGTCGGCGAACATGGTGAAGAAGCTGATAATCATAGCCAAGCTGCATAACTACGCAGACCGGATCGTTGAGTGCTACAACGACATTGAGAAGCTGGCCGAAATTTTTCCCGAAACCGAAGGTGCTTACGAATTGGAACGTGCCCTGCGCAGCCTGGAAAAAGCTATCACCGACATCAACGACCTGACACCAGACACAAAAAAATAAGCACCACAATCATGCGTCGAATAAAGCTGTACCACGCTGGACCTATGCCCGATCTCCAAAGCGCCAATTGCGTCATTTTCTTAACCAGGTGGAAAAGGATCGCTGTAAGGTTTCATCCGAGGATCATCAGCGTCATGCTACCAGTGAATGCCGAAGGTGAACCCACACAAGGATGGGACAAGGTCTTCGAGAAAAACGACGTAGACACCTACAATTATGATCCAGGCTTGTATAGACTGCTAGGACGCGGTTTGGATCTGAACAGCTTAGACCAACGCCTAGTTCAGCATCCGGAAATCAATTTGCCCCAACGGAGACGACGATAACAGAATTTATGCGCGGCTTGGCCGCGCCAGGGCCTACGACTGACGTCGTGCGCCGTGGCGTTGCCAAGGTGGCAACCAGAACAAGGAGAGAGAGATGAAGAAACCAACCGACTACAGCGAAGCGATCCGCGCATTGTCGCAGGCAGGAGAACTGCTCGCGCAGAAAACCAACGAGGAGTTCTCCAACAATCGTATCGAGCGTGCCAGTGGGTTGTTGCTGGCAGTGAACACAGTTCGACAAACACTCGAAGCGATGGCCACATGGCACCAGGCGGACAACGGCGGTCAGTCGTTCGAGTTCTGGTGGTGTCAGTCGCCGGTCAAACAGGACGTGAATTCTGAGTGCGATGTTGAAGATGTCGAGGACGAGGACGAGGATGCAGAGGACAGCATGGAAGTCGTAGGCGCCTGGCCCAGGCTGGATTGAGACGGCGCGGCTTGGCCGCGCCTGAGTCGGCGACACGGGTCGCAGGTTCAGGCGTTGCCAAGGTGGCGGCGAACTACAAGGAGAGAGACAATGGGTATACATGAAAAAATTGGAGCGTTGTTCAGGCTGGCTGACAACAATTCAAGCGAAGAGGAGTCGGCAGCCGCACTGGCCCTGGCACGGCGGCTGATGCAGGAGCACAACCTGCGCGAGAGTGAGATCGCAGTCGATCTCGGAAGCGCCCCGACCGCACCTACCGGCGGCGAGACGGCCACGGACGTGGACGGAAAGTTTTATGTGTGGAAATGGGGGCTGGCCAATGTGATTGCCAGCTACTTCGATGTGAAGAGTTTCAGACGGCGGACGAGAATCTCCTCGCACAGGATCATGGACCAACGTATGGTTTTCTACGGCGTAGAGCAGAACACTCAATTGGCGGCGGCAGCGTTCGCCTCGGTCTACCAGCAGATTCAGTCCATGGCGCGAGGGTACGGTGGTTGGATGAATCCGGGTATGACGGCCAAAAATGAATACCGGCTGGGTATCATCGAGGGGCTGCGTCGTCGATTTGAGACAATCAGGCGGGAGGAAAGTTCAGCTTGCACGGCGCTGGCGGTGCGCGGAGCTGAGATCGCGGACAACTGGTTGCAATCCAAAGGCACCAAACTGAAGAACACAACGACACAGGCACGGGCCTATAATTCGATGCACCATTTCAATTCCGGTGTTGCTGACTCGACGAGTGTCACGCTCACCCCGGCGTTGGATAAGTAGCAGGCTGCGCGGCTTGGCCGCGCCAGGGCCTACGACCAGAGCGGGTCGTGAGCTGTGGCGTTGCCAAGGTGGCAGCGAGTAACAGAGGAGAGAGAGATGAAAACAATTATATGGCCTGAGAAGAGAACGGTGTCCGACATCGAACTCATTCAATGGGCGAAGGACAGTTGGTTCAATGGTGCCCCTGTCTACGCCTGCGAAGAATGTGGTAAACAATTCTTGAGTGACGATGAACGTGGGATGACAGACCACGCCCACGAGGACACGTATGTCTGTTTTAATCCGGTTTACGATGATGGTCTGACCGAACCGGCCACCATTCAGGATGCCATCGCGTGGCTGAGCGACACCGGAGAGGTGACGTTCAGCGATAAATGGTCGGAGGTTCAGCATGACGCGGAGTAAAACAAAACAATTCGAGGTCGGCGAACGACGGTACAGTCACCCGGCTGCCGGGAGCTTCGTGAGTTGGGGCACTCGAGAACAGTGCATTCTGGATCTGAAGAACCACTATCACATTGTCCCATGTGAAGAGGATGTTATCGAGGAGGACACGCGCAAGACCGTTCAGGAGGTGATGTACGAGATTCACAGACGGGAGAAAAAAACGTGGGACGAATATGTCTCCAGTTCCGTAGCTATTAATTCCGCTATGAGCGCCATCACTAAATGGCCTTCCAAATACCGAAGCACGGCAGTCTACGTCGTGACGGGCGGTTCTGAGGGGTACTACCTGCACGTTGAGTTGAACGGTGTTATGAATGACGACGGAACGAGCGAGGACGGCAAGACAATGATTATTGCCAAGTCACTGGGGGCCACCTGGCGGCAGTGCTGGGCTTCGGCGGGCAGAATCGCCCGGATGCTCGGAGCGTAGGTTCAGCGGCGCGATCTGGTCGCGCCAGTGTCCAGAACGAGGTTCTGGGTTCTGGCGTCACCAGAACGGTGACCATGAACAAGGAGAGAGACGATGTTCGACAAAGACAGGTTTGAAGCGATCATGAGCGAGATTGCGGAGCTGACTGACGAAGCTCTGCACATGGTGCCGCCAGCGGGGCGCGAGCGTGCCAAGTGCTATTGGTACGCTCATATCAAAGGCGCTATCGGAGGTCAGTATGGGAGCGAATTTCTCGGCGGGTCGATGCGCTCGATGACCGATGAACTGGAAGCGTATTCTGAGCCGGACGAGGACGACGAGGAGGACGAGGGGTAGTCCGTTGAGCGCGGCTTGGCCGCGCCAGAGCCGGTGACCGCGGTCGTCGGCCGTGGCGTTGCCAAGGATGCCAATCACGGCAAACAAAGGAGAGAGAAGAATGAAAACGAAAACGAAAATTACAGAAAAAAACGGGATGCTGAGGCAGCTCCAAATTATTGAAATGGATGATGGCGGGCCACAATATAGTGGAAATTCACGGTATCTAGAGTTCAATGTACCGGAACTCCCGACAATCGGGAAAACCTACATGGTCTGGTCGCGTGAGTATGTCGGACCCCGGCGTGGGATTCAATACAATGACGATGAATACCTGGTCTGGAGCGATGACCCAGATCTGATAGAAAACGGCCTCGGCGGAAACACGAACTCGTCGATCCGCCGGTTTAACGGCTGGCGCGGCACGTCGGAAGACGTTGCGGTTTACGCTCGTGGTGTCCGCGAGTGTACGCAGGTTGTTCGGCGCGAATTCAAACAAACCGTCCATTACAGCATACAGTTTGGACCCAGTGTAGTTACTGATTGACGCTGGTTTCTGCCCGGCACAGCGGGCAGG